GTTAAATATTAACAAGATTCGTGCCACTGGAGAAGTCTATGCTTAAAGACTTCTCTGAGTACGGGATAGAACTGGGCGGCAGGACTGGTGAGGAAGTCAAGACCGTCTGCCCCAAGTGCAGTCACACCCGCAAGAAAAAAAATTACCCCTGCCTTAACGTCAACACCGACAAGGGTGTTTGGCACTGCTGGCACTGCGGCTGGAGCGGTGGGCTAAAGGTCGGCGAGTACTCTCGCCCGATCATTGCTCACACAAAGCAGTACTTCAAGCCATCTTACAACCCAGACCCCCTGTCTGGTGTTGCCATCGATTACATGATCAAGCGTGGCTTGACCAACGAGGTCTTGATTCGCAATCGAGTTGGCGTAACTACCGTGTGGATGCCTCAGGTCGAGGAAGAGGTTCGAGCAATCTCCTTCCCCTACGTCAGCAATGGCGAGGTTGTGAACGTCAAGTACCGCGACAAGAACAAGAACTTCCGTCAGGTTGGCGGCGCTCAAAAGGTTTTGTACAAGGTCGATGACATAGCCGCCAAGACGATCATCTGCGAGGGTGAAATCGACGCCTTGTCGTGTGAGGTTGCTGGCTTCAAACACGCCATCTCCGTTCCAGATGGTGCGCCTTCGGCGAACACCAAGAACTACGAGACCAAGTTCGAGTATCTCGATGACGAGAGATTGGATGTTGTCGAGAAGTTTGTTCTTGCGGTTGATAACGATGAACCCGGTCGTCGCCTCGAAGAGGAACTGAGCCGTAGGCTTGGGCGCGACAGGTGTTTGCGTGTCACTTGGATCGAGGATTGCAAGGATGCCAACGAGGTTCTCTTGAAGCATGGTGCAGACGCTTTGCGTCAGTGCATTGAGAACGCACAGCCATACCCGGTTGAGGGGCTGTTCTCTGTTGACGACATCGTCGAAGACCTAGACGCTTTGTTTGAGGATGGATTGCCTGATGGCGTTAGCACAGGATGGAAAGGCGTGGATGAGTTGTACTCCCCTGCCCCATCCCAGTGGACTCTAGTCACTGGCATCCCGAGCATGGGTAAGTCCGAGTGGCTCGATGCCCTTGCCATCAATCTGGCGGAGCGTAGCGGTTGGGTGTTTGGTGTTTGCTCGCCAGAGAACCAGCCAATTACTTGGCACACAGCCAAGTTGATTGAGAAGCGAATGAACAAGCGGATTAGATCCGCAACACGCGAAGAGTTCGACGAGGGCAAGCAATGGCTGAACGATCACTTCCATTTCATCCTGCCAGAGCAACCAACCATTGAGTCGGTGCTGGACAAAGCCAAGGTTCTTGTTCGCCGCTTCGGCATGAAGGGCTTGATCATCGATCCATACAACGAACTCGACCACACCAAGAGGAAGGAAGGCATCAACGAGACGGAATATGTTTCGTCTTTCCTAACGTACATCCGCAAGTTTGCCCGTGAGAACGGCGTTCATGTGTGGCTTGTAGCGCACCCAGCCAAGTTGATGAAAGACAAAGAGGGTAACTACCCAGTGCCGGACGGTTACTCCGTCTCCGGGTCTGCTCACTTCTTCAACAAGGCAGACAACATCGTTGCGGTTCACCGCGACAAGACGAACCCTGATGCCCCATCAGAAGTTCATGTGCAGAAAGTTAGGAGCCGGTGGCTTGGACGCCCCGGTGTGGCTCACCTTTTTTGGAATCCTCGAAGTGGACGATACACAGAAAACCCAACCAGATATTCAAGCGACGACTACGACCAAGCCAGAAGATCAGAGCGAGGCAATTCTGAGGCTATCCATTGCTGAAGCCAATCGAACATTCACCAAGGAGCAACTGCGGCAAATCATGCCAAAGACTGCGGAGATTGTGGACATGGTCAGGGTGCATTTTCCTGACTCCAAATTGGTCTATGCAAAAGAAGGCGGCTTGGAAATAGGCGAGTCGTCAGAAGGTAAAGGAGTAGTCCCGTCATGCCTTACGGAACCGAGACGAGTGGAGACAGAGGAAGAGAAGTGGAAGCGCCTCAAACAAGAGGCGATGAGAAAAAAGAGAAGGTAGGAGCGGCAGTGGTTATGAGATGTACGAAAGTAATTGATGGTCAGTTGTGGCAGTTCGACCTAGCCTTGGGAGATATGGATGTCGTATCTCAAGGTTGAATCGTTCCGCTCACGCAAGTTCCTTGACCTCGCCCGGGGTCAGGCTTGCGTGATGTGCGGATCTGATGACGGCACGGTTGTCTCTGCTCACAGCAATTTGCTTGAGCATGGCAAGGGTCGCAGTCAGAAGGCGGAGGACAGCATGGTCGCTTGGCTTTGCTACCGCTGTCACACCGAGTATGACCAAGGCTCGACGATGGACAGAGCGCAGAAGCGTGACTTCATTCTCACAGCAATTTGCCGCACACATCAGAAGATGTGGCGACTTGGTTTGGTGGGGGTTGAATGAGGCAGGTTGTAAACCTTTCTCCAACAGACCTGATGAAGGTTCTGCATTACGCCTCGGTCTGCTATGAGACCAAGCGTATTTCGCACGAGCGAAACGAGGTTACGAACCGGCGTTATGCGACTGACATTGATGACTTCTCCATGCACATGATCGGCTTAATGGGAGAGGCGGCGGTATGCAAGGTGCTGGGCATCGACTTCCATGTTGACATTCATAAGTTCGGCGATGACGGCAACGACATTGTCTACAACGGATACCGCATTCAAGTTAAGACAGCCGCCAAGGAACACAAGCGAAGCGTCTTGTACGTCAACGACATTGACGATGTGGCGTCCGACATTCTGGTCGGTGGTTTCGTATCCAGCCCCGCGTCGGTGACCCTGATTGGATCGGCAAGCAAGAGCCACTTCAAAAGAAAAATGTACGAAGCAGATTTTGGATACGGCAAGAGGGATGCCGTTAATGAGGAAGACCTTCGTCCAGTTGAGGCGATGGTTGGTTTCTTAAAGGGGGCAAAGCATGGAGATTGAAGAGTTGTTGGTGGAGTTCCGTGATGTCGCTGAGTCTTATGCAAGATCGAAGGCTCACCTCACATACCTTGAAGAGTTCAAGAAGGCGAAGGTGGCGATGCTCATGAAGGTCGCCCAATCGAAAGGCGTTCAGACCGCATCGGGTCAGGAGCGTGAGGCGTACTCACACGATGAGTACATCGACCTGTTGAACAAGATCAGAGAAGCAACAGAGTCAGAGACGAGGGACAAGTTTGTTCTTCGCAAGATCGAAATGGAGATTGAAGTATGGCGGACGAATCAAGCAAACGAGAGGATGGAGCGGAAGGCTTACGGAGCGTAAGTTCTTGCGATGGGTGTAGGTACTTAAAGATAAAGGTCGGCGATGGGACTATTACAAAGCGAAAGTGTTTGCTCTACACAAGAAGCACACCAAGTCAGCGATGCGTTGACTACCGGGCGAAACCGCATAGTGTTCACGATCCACGGGAAGGTGATCGGTAAAGGGAGACCGCACTTTGTTAGGAAAACTGGTACTGCAATTACTCCTCAAGCGACTCGTTCGTATGAGTCTCTCATACGCGATTACGCGATGCGTGAGATGGGTGGTCAGGAGCCGTGGACTTTCCCGGTTCTTGCCGTCATCGTGGCGTACTACGAGATCCCAAAGTCATGGACTAAGACCAAGAAGGAATCCGCCGCCCGTCAACTGATAGCCCCGGCAAAGCCGGACGTAGATAACGTGGTGAAGGTTGTGCTGGATGCTTGCAATCGAACCGTATATATCGATGACACGCAGGTCGTGCAGTGCATAGTCATGAAGCGGTTTGGTGATGCGCCGAAGTTGGAGATCCTTTTTCAAGAGGCGGCTGACCAAGTGAGCGTAGGTTTTGAGGGGGGTATCGATGTTCAATTCTCCTGAACAGGCTTTGCGTTTTGCTTTCAAGGTCAGAGATAAGACGATCATTAGCCAAGCCCACAACGTCTTCCAGATCAAGGACAAAAGCGGAAAGGGAAACCGCGAAGCGATGACCGCCTACGATTTCCACGCACAGGGTGCGCTGATCATTGGGTTCGTGGAGAAGATGGGCAAGGCTGAAACGGCTTGGATGTATTGGATGTACGGGGACGAGCGCGAACGCGAATACGCCGCCCGTGTGCTGGCGGATGGATACGAATGGAATGGTGTGGGATTAGAGCGTGGAGATATATACAAGGCAATGATTGCCAAGAGTGTCCGGCGTTGCGCCGAGGACATTGCCGTATCCAAGACTAAGGCTTGGAGGTTGCGGCGAAGGATACTGGATGCTCTGGGTCCAGTGGAAAGGCGGGTGTTAGATACCCTGTGGGACAGGCTTGAACCTGCGGGTTAATTTAGTAGCAGTGCTTATTGCAAATAGTGGGACAGTTGATTAACATTATGTGTAATATCGAGGAATTGCCACTACATCTAGTGGCAACCCCTCTCTTCTAGTAGTTCATCCCCCCTTACCCCACTCCTTTCTGGCTTTGTAGCGAAGCAATATGGGGTTTTGCCTCGCCCTTCGGGGCGAGGCATTTCTTTTGGTTAAGCCGCCTTCTTCAGAAGGTTGCCAGCCAAACGCTCTAGGGAGATGCGCTCATCGGTATGACCGATGTCCCGAGCCACGGCAGTGATGCCTTGGACGAAGTCCCAAACCGAGGTCGGCTTGGTGTCTTCCTCTCGGATCACAGTATCGATAACCCGTTGGGCTTGCTTGGCTGAGAAGCCACGCTTACCCAGCCAGTCAAGGCGATCATCGTCAGTCGTGGCAACGATGGCTTTCTTAGCGTTCTCGATCCCGAGGATGACGCCACGATCAGAAGCATTGGAATACTCCAGCAAGGCTGGCTCTACCTCTGCGGCGAATCGTTGCGGTGCATTCTTCGAATGCCGGATGGTCACCTCAGAGATGTCCTGTGCGCCCCAGATATTACGGTTCTGGCAGACGGCTCGATACAGGAAGGTTGAGATGCCGAGGGTCTTAGACCCTACCTCGGAGTTCCAAACGTAGAAGCCACGGAATACAAGGTCGGGGTCGCCGTTAGGCAACTTGCCGATCTCGATCGGATGAGTGTCATCCACTAGGAACATGAAGACATCACGATCTGAAGCGTATAACGTGGTTGTTTGTTTAGTAATGTCGACGAACGGGTTGTAGCGGTGGGTTCCCCAGTCAATAGTGCCGGGAACTTTCCAGCGGGTATCACCCGTGCCATCGCCAGCAATCTTACGGACAGCCTTGACCAGTTCCCAGTCGTAGACTCGACCGTATTCAGTACCGGTGGCGGCAAGCAACTGCTGTTGCTCTCGGTTGTAGAACATCTTGACGTTCTCTGAGCGCAGGTTCTGCAAGCCATACTGAAGGTTGATCCCGGCAATAACCGAGGGCAACTTCCTCATATAACCGGCTGGTGCGCCAGCCAAGGTAGCCAACTGACCGAAAGACCAGTGGGTTGGTGCAACATCAACGTCCTCTCCCTTAATAGAGAAGCCAACCTTCAACGACTCAGGGTCGTTGCGGTCAGCGTTGATGGCAACGCCCCGGACATCGATGATGTCCTGCTCTGCATTGAAAGAGCGGACGGATACGGCTTCCTCTAGGTCGGTCAGCGATAGGAATCGCTGGTCGTCTGGTCGGCTGAACCATTGGCTAGATACTGCGCCGATCAGTTGACCTTTGGTAGGATCAACCTTGAAGGTCTGACCTTGGACTGCGGTGGTTTCGTTATGAGTAATCGCGTTCATTTGAAGTTCCTTTCAGGTAGTAGCGATGAGACAGATTGATAATAGCACTGCTAATAACTTTCTGCAAAGTTATTTGGTGATGCCGTCAAGGTCAAACCAGTGACCGTTGTCACTGAGGGTGATATATCCGGCGTTGTTTGCAAGGACCAGCCACCAATAGCGGTCTTCGTAGTCCCAATAAAAATTGGCGGAGTCAACGCCAAGTTTCTTGAGCATTCGGTTGGCTTTGTCAGCCAACTCCTCTCCCCTCTCCTTGGATTCGGGTCGGGGTAGTTCGATCCAGACTTTGTCTGACATGGTCGTCTCCTATATGTATTTGAAGGGGTCGATCCCAGCGTGTTGAAGGATCTGTCCGAGGACTTGGTAGCCCTCACTGTCGGTTGCCCCGAACTCCGAGAACGGAGTTAGCACCGAGGTGATTGAACTGAGTTCACCCTTGGCTAACTTCTCCTCGACCGCTCGATTCAATTGCTCGGCGGCTAAGTCCCTGCCCGGGATGTTGTACAACTGCCAGTCACTGGCTGTCAGGTTGCACTTAATAGTCACTGCATGAGAGATGCGTTCGATGTTCATGGCGTTTCCTTTCTATTCTTCGCCCCACATAGGAACAAGGACGGCGTCCTTTCCCCTCTGTGGTCTGACGTGGTAGAGAGATGCCCCGTCATCCTCGTCGGGATGGATGGGGTAGAAGTAAGAGCCGTCTGATAGATGAAGAATGATTGGGAGGTTCTCCCATTCCTTTGTGTTTTCCTCACGCTTCATATAAGAGACGGCGGTGATGGTCTGACCGACGAATCGGTAGTGACCTTTCTTGGTGTAATACTCACGAGGCGACAGACCAAGGTCTGCTTCTTTTTGTTTGCCCATTATTTATCCTCCAAGTAGGCGATGTATAAAGCGATGGCAACAACGATGCCGAGGTATAAAACGTATCCGCCGAGTGTGTTCATAGTTCCTCTCTGATGTAGTTGAAGACTGCGTCAAGGTCGGTAAATACAAGGCGACTAATGAGTATGTTGTTGTCCCCTGAGGTGACAACGATGTAGCCGTTAGACGCTTTCTCGATACGAACTTTTTTCGTTTTCATGAATCACTCCTGACTACGATTGCTCGGACCCCCACGTCAGGGAGTCCTTCGTTAAAGTCTTTTGCCCAAAGTTCTGCGAACTTCTTGGAAGTGCTTCGATGCAGAACGGTTTGACCAAGCATTACTAGATACCATTTCATAGGGTCTCCTTAGTGTGGAACGGTGAGGGAATCGGTCTCGATAAGATCGGCGATCCAGTCGGCGGCTTCTTGTGGACTAGCGTCCACCATCTCGCCGACCTCGTCGTCATCCATCGAATACCACTCTTGCAGTAGGAACTTGGCTTTGTCCGGTGCTTGTTCGACCCAGTCGACAAGGTTGGAACTGCCTCGCATCCATGAGTTGTAAGCGGCTCGACAAACCTTGCGGTAGTTGAACTGCTTCTTAGTCGTAGCCGATGACTTTTTTGTTGGGGCTACCTCGTCAGAGGTAAGACTCCAGTGGGTGTCATAACCGAGAGCGTTGGAGTAGTAAGACGGATACGTTGGATAAGTCTTGGACTTGTATCCGAAGCCATGCTTGGCTGATGACCAAGCATAAGTATTGGATAGCCAAGCATCCATGTATTCGACGCCAGCATCTCTGTTGATAACAGCGGTGCGACCATCGGCATGGCAGAAGGCAAACTTGTTAGACGATCCGATGAGTTCGCCAAGGTAGTCTTGGAACTCGGGTGTAAAGATCAGATCTACGTTGCTCTCGGCGATCGGTCGGATGATGAACTCGATGATGTGCCATGTATCTGACATCTCCTTACGGATAGGATTACCGGCGGATAAGATGCCGTTGTGAGCCATCCATAAGTCGTCGGTCACCCTGTAAGGGTGGCAGTTGGCAGTGTCGATGTTGCCGTGAGTCTTCATGCGGTAGTGAATAACGCAGTCACGACCCTCGCAGATGTCACGGTATAAAGAGATGACCTCGTCGACTGAGCCGAGTGACTTAGTAACGTGGATCTTCTTGCCGTCGCCGAACATAACGCCGAAGCCGTCAGGGTTGTGAGAGTAGAAGTCTCGAAGCATCTCGTCGCTGAACGAGGTCTTGGAAGTGTGATGAATAAGAATGCACATGATGAAAATCCTTTCGTGAAAGTGCGTTGGGAAACTTAGATGTCCATGCGGTTACTGATGTAGTTCCGCAGGAATTTGGTGTCGTTGGCTATCTCAGGCTTGCTGAGATAAGAGATGAACGACTTGGAAGTTAGGTCGAATCCGTAACCGGATTGGTCGTGGCAGTAATTGACCAGTGCATTTACGAATTCGATTGCTGAAACAATCGACTCATACTTGAGAGAGCCTTTGAAGATCCGGAACTCGACAGTGTTCCGAGGCTCAAGGTTGATTGCCTCATAGCGTGAGTTCTGAGAGCGGTAAGCCGAGCCGAGTTTCTTCTTCTCGATTCGAGAATAAGAAGCGGCGTAACGCCGAGCCACTGCCTCGATAAGATCTTGGTTGTCAGGTGAGTTGACAAACGTGATCATCTTGGAGAGTTGCATCTTCGACAGTCCCTCTTTAGTAACGTGGACGTGAAGACCGCAGGTCGAAGTCTTATGGGACAGCAAACCTCGGCGCAGTTCCGGAGTCTGAACCCACTTCCAAAATTCGGTCTGCATATCAAGACCCATTGGTTGAGTGATGATCTCGAAGCCGTTACTAAGTGAGCCGTCGTTCTCGAAGAAGCATTTGTTGCCGACCTTGCCGTCGTAATTGACGGCGTTGCTGATTGCCTCGGCTTTGTCGTATTTAGATCCGTCCTGAACCTCGACCTCTAGTTCGACGCCGAAGAATCGCTCGGCTTTGCCGGTCTTAGTAATGCGGCGGTCCTCAGGCGACCATGTTCTGTATGTATAGGTGACCCGGTTCTTCTGGGTCCAATCAGAACTGATTGGGTAGAAAGAATCCTTGGATGAGTGGTAACTGCCGATGACTGGCGGCTCGAACTCGTTATGAACATACGTCTCACGGTCGTCGCAGTAATAGAAGTCATCGCTGTCCCGGTGGATTCGGATCTCTGATCCATCAGAGTCGATGGCATCTACGCAGTAGTCGTCACTAACATAACTGCCGTGATACTCCGAATAGGTGTAGCAGTTGTCGGCACAAGACCGACAAATGTCGTCGTCGTGGTAAGTAGTGCGTGATTCCCCGTGAGTCTCCCACTCGTTGCAAGCGGAACACATGAAGAAGTCTTCTTCGATCAGGGGTTCGATCGCCGACCAGTCGTCGTAAGAAGTGAACGAATCGATCCAGTTGTTGAGTCTGGTTTGGCTAGTAACGCCTGACCTGTGCTTACGGGCAGTCCCTTGTAAGCCGTCGAACAAGAACAGCGAAAGACCGGCGTTGCTGTCTTCACAAAGGTCTACTAGGACACTGCGGATCGGAGGGTAATTCCGAACCTCGAAGATGGACGAGGCTTTGTGAAAGATTATGGCGATGGTTGCGGCATCGCTGTCGATCTCTTCTTCAGCGGCTTTACTAATCATCCGCTTGAGGGCGTCGATAGTATTGACCTGCTCGAAAGTAACCTCGGCAGTTTGGTATGCCCTAAGGGCATCGGCGACTCTAAAGTAATTGCTCATTTAATCCTCCGATTGGTTGAGCGTTGACGAAAAAAAAACACCGGGGTCGGTGGCTTGGGGACTTTCATTTCCAGTATTGGCAGACCGGGTAGACCGACTGCAAATCGACGGGGAACTACTGCTTTAAGCAGTAGGCTTTGCGGAAAATTGCTTTCCCTCCGGCTTGATCCCAGCCTCTCGGGGTCGGGTATGTCATTTCCACGGTGATCCCGAGCGAGGAGATCAGATTCATGACCGTGGGCGTGAGGGTCTTAGTTCCGGCAATCGCGGCGAAAGCCTTGGCTTTCTCGCAGATTGGATAGAAGACTTGGGTTCCGTATTGATCCCTGAGTTCGACCGTGATGTTCATGCGTTGCTCCTAACGTAAGAGTTGTTGATGGGGTCAAAGCCGATCCGAAGCATGGCTTCGAAGGTCTGCTCTTTAAGTGGCTGGAAGCCCTTAATAGATGCGTAGTTGAGATACTGCTCAAAGGTCGGCAGTGTTCCGACTGAGTAGTCGGGTCGCTGACTTATAAAGATGGGCAGTGCGATCTCGCGGGGAAGCACCTGATTCATAGGTCACCTCTCAGATAGGAGTAGTTGTAGAAAGCCACGGCAAAAGCCGTGAAGTAGCCGAAGCAGTAACCCAGTAGGGTTAGAGCATTGGTTGAGTTAGTAGTGACCCATAGGAATCCGATGACCAGTCCGGCGATGCCGGAGGCGGCGAGGCTAAGAATGTGCAGGGTTTTCATGGGTGACTCCTTATTCAGAAGCGGCGAAGCCGAAGAAGAGGGTTGGGACACCGATGACCATTCCGGTCACGGCGGAGAGGTCGAACCAGATCTTTCCTACTACCCCGTGGTCGATCAGGACGGCGGAGATGCACATCCCGGCGAAGCATAAGAACAGCAGGACTAGGCAGATCAAGAAGATTACGAAGGTCGGTTTCATAGGTCGGCTCCTTAGATGGTGAATTCGTGGGCTTTAAGAAAGGCGATGTCTTCCGGAGTGGCAAGGCAGACCGAGAAGGGATGCTTCAGAAGGTAGGCTTGCAATCTCTTGCGATTGGATGGCGAGGGAAGATTGCGGAAAGCGTTTAAGAGTCGGTTCATCGAGGTTCTCCTAATAGAGGGCAAAAAAAATCCCCGGATAAACCGGGGATCGAGGGGGAATCGGCGGGGATCACTTACGAATAAGCGCCTCAAGGTTGCCGATAGCAACCTCAAGAGAGTCAGCCGCCTTAGAGATGTTCTTAGAAGCAGACTTCACTGCATTAGCAGTGGACACAAGGATCTCATTGGAAGCCTTAGAAGGCTTCGAGTAAGTCTTCTTGGGAGAAGACTTAGCCTTGACCTTCTTCTCTTCCTTGGACTTGCCAAGCAAGTCCTTGATCATTTGGTCAGCCTCTTTCTTAGAAAGTGTCTGACCACGGTAGTCTTGACCACCAAGCATCTTGATAAGGAAGGTCTGCTTCGCCGTGGCTTTGCCACGCAGAGGCTTCTTAGAAGCCTTGGTCGTTTTGTTGTCGGTAGAAACAGTGGCTTTAACGATTGCAGTCATGATGTTCTCCTTTGAACGTGAAAGACTGGGATTGCCGATAACCGCCAACCGGTCATCGTCATTCCACTTTGCTCGACTCAACTCACCGATTGCAAAACGCCAAAACCACCCCTAAAGGGGTGAGTTGCGGAAAACTGCGGAACCAGTCAGCCCATAATTCCCAAGGGGAATCAACGGGTTGCGATTTCGGTGGGAAGGAATTACGGGGAAATACACGCGGAACTTCACTCTGTGAAGTCAAAGAGGGCTGGATCGACCCTGCCGGACACCACTATTCACTTAGATTCCATCTAAGTGGACACAACTTCAGCACAAAACAGTGCGAATCCCTTATTCCATAAGGGAAAACTACGGATTGGCAATGGCTGGTGACACACACAGGGCGAAGCCCCATGCGGTCACCCCCCGCCCGACCCCGAGCGTGGACATACGGGGGCATGAGGACTCCACTGCTATCTACCCCTCATGCACAAGTCCGACCCCCAGTGGACCAAACAGACCGACCCCCCGGGGCTTTGAGTCTCCTTGGTCTAATTTTTTACCGGAGACGTTATGAGGCGACAGGAACTTGAGCGGATGTTGAGGGAGTACGAACCCCTCAAGGGTGTGCAAGTGACGCATGAGAGTGCGTTTAAGGCGGCTATTGCCCCGTATGAGGTAGTAGTCAGGGGGATTGTTCAGATCAATGGGGAGCCTATGGCGTATGAAGCCCCTATTAACCTGAAGCAATTCATGGATAGACGTGATGTGGAGCGTCTGATCAAGGGACTCTTCGAGTCTTTTGAGAGGGCTGAGAGACAAGAATCTGCGATTCAGTGATGAATTTGGCGGGAGCCATCTCAAGCGGTGGGTGAGTTAACTACCGCAGTAGCGGCAGGATGTCTCCTAGAAGTTGTCTCCTCGTCCTGTGACGCTATCACCTACCCCGGCGGGTGTGATGCCGGGGATCTTTTATGGAGTGAAAACTATGGCGGCAAGAATCCGTAAGCATCATCAAGATGATGTGAGAGCAAAGATTCAGGCAAGCCAGTTGATCAACCGTTTGATGGGACACATCGAGGGTAAGACGCAACTGGCTCCTACCCAGATCAATGCGATCAAGATCCTCTTGGACAAGTCGTTGCCTAACTTGAGTGACATCAAGATGGAGCATTCAAGTCAAGGCATTACCTTTAACCTCAACACTACTGGCGACAAGTGAGCGAAGTTATTGATCAACAGGAGACGGTCAATTACTCGCCACCCGGAGAGAAGGCTAAAGCCTTTCATGGCTCTGATGCGTTTGTCAGGGGCTTGATGGGTCCGGTTGGTTCTGGCAAGTCATCGTCCTGCTGTGTGGAAATCATGGCGAGGGCGTTGAAGCAAGAGCCTTGGATTGATGGCGTGAGGCGTTCTCGGTGGGCGGTGATCCGTAATACCTATCCAGAACTGAAGTCGACCACCATCAAGACGTGGGAGACGTGGTTCCCGAGTAATGTGGCTCCCATCCGTTGGGACACGCCGATTACATCGACGGTGACCATTCAGGATATTGGCGACGGGACTTCCCTTGAACTGGAAGTTCTGTTTTTGGCTTTGGATAAGCCTAGTGAGACTGGCAAGTTGCGGTCGCTTGAATTGACTGGAGCGTGGATCAATGAGGCTTCTGAAGTTCCTAAAGAAATTTTTGACATGGTCACCCAGCGGGTCGGACGTTACCCGTCCAAACTCCGTGGCGGACCAACGTGGTGTGGAGTCATCCTCGACACCAACCCCCCAGACGACGACTCTTGGTATTACAAAATCGCCGAAGAGCAAACCCCGGAAGGCTGGCAGTTCTTCCGGCAACCGGGCGGTCTCTACAAAGAAGGCGAAGAGTACAAGCCGAACCCGGAAGCCGAAAACATCGACAACCTCCCGAGCGGATACCAGTACTACCTGAACCAACTTGGCGGCAAAGACGACAACTGGATCAACGTCTTTCTGCTGGGGAACTACGGAACCACGGCGGACGGCAAGCCTGTCTACCCAGAGTTCAACGACAAGATCCATGTGGCGGACAAGCCCATCGAACCCATGCGCGGTTTGCCTATTGTGCTGGGCTGGGACTTCGGGTTGACACCCGCCTGTGTGATCATGCAACAGACCCCACGGGGTCAAGTGGTCGTCCTCAAGGAGATTGTTTCCGAGGACATGGGTATTCGGCAGTTTGCCAACGACGTTGTGAAGCCAATCTTGATGAACGAGTTTGGCGGCTACTTCCGAATTTCAACGGCTGACCCTGCCGGTCAGATCCGGGCGCAGACAGATGAGCGAACCTGTCTCCAAGAATTGTTGGAGTCTGGCATCCCAACTGAACCCGCCCCGACCAACGACTGGCTCCCACGCCGAGAGGCAGTTGCCTACTTCCTTACCCGCATGGCGGATGGACAACCGGGGTTCCTCCTCGATCCATCTTGCACGAACTTGCGTAAAGGTTTCAACGGTAGGTACAAGTACGAGCGACTTAAAACAAGCGGTCCGGCTCGGTATCGAGACCGCCCAGTCAAAGACGATATGTCCCACATCCAAGATGCCTTGCAATACGCTTGCTTGCGTTTCCGCAATGGCTTGACTGGACCGAGGGTTAGAGCCGTCAAGACTTCATCAAGTAAAGGTTGGACATGACCATAGCAATTGCGAAAGCCCCAGTAGAAATGGAGGTCATGGCGGTAACGCCAGAAACCGAAGCCCTCGAACTGGCTGAGATCGCACTGGCGGCTCACATCCGTGATTGCTGGGCGAAGGCAAAATTTGCCAAGACCGAACTGGTCGAGCGCCTCCTGAAGTGTGAGCGTCAGCGTCGTGGCGTCTACGACCCCGACCGGGCTAACGATATTGCTAAGACTGGCGGCTCTGACATTTACATGAGGCTGACGGACATCAAGTGCCGTGCGGCGGCTTCTTGGATTCGTGACGTCATGGCGACCCTTCAGGACCGCCCTTTCGCTTTGGAGCCTTCCGAGGAGCCACAACTGCCTCCTGAGATTCAGATGGCGATCATCGACATGGTCCGCCAAGAGGCTGAAGCGTTTGTCAATGCTGGCGCACAGATCCACCCTGAGGCTTTCCGCACCCGGCTGGAAGTTGTCCACGAGCAGATCAAACTGAAACTGAAAGACGAGGCGCGTGATTCTGCCCGTCGCATGGAAGACAAGATCGAGGATCAACTGACGCAAGGCAAGTTCCAAGATGCCTTCCGTGATTTCATCGACGACTTTGTCACCTACCCTACGGCGATCATCAAGGGACCAAGCGTCCGCCGCCGTAAGTCCATGAAGTGGGGTAACGACTTCACCCCCGTGGTCACAACCGACTTTGTTCGTGAGTTCGAGCGAGTCTCCCCCTTCGACATCTACCCGTCTCCCAACTCCTCTGGCGTTGCAGACGGCTGGTTGATTCAGCGACATAGACTGAATCGCACGGAGTTGCAATCACTTCGCGGAGTGCCGGGCTACTCTGACGAGAACATCGATCAGGTGCTTGAGCGTTTTGGCGACAAGGGATTGCGTGAGTGGCTCATGGGCGACCAAGAGCGCGACAACCTAGAAGGCAAGCCTCACTCCCGTCTGTATTACGACGGCGTCATTGAGGCTCTGGAGTTCTGGGGTTCGTCTCGTGGTGCTGACCTCATTGAGTGGGGCATGAGCAAGAAGGACATCGACGAGGATAAAGAGTACGAGATCAATGCTTGGATGATTGGTCCCTACGTCATTAAGTGCGTCATCAACCCAGATCCTTTGGGCAAGCGTCCTTATGAGATTGCTTCTTGGGGCGAGATCCCCGGTGCGTTCTGGGGGACTGCCCTGCCCGAGCAGATGCGTGATACCCAGACCATGTGTAATGCGGCGGCTCGTTCGCTGGCAAACAACATGGCGATTGCCTCTGGACCTCAGGTCGAGGTATCGGTCGACCGTCTACCGGACGGCGAGGACGTGACCTCCATGTACCCGTGGAAACTCTGGCAGACCACTTCCGACAGAACCGGCGGTGGTCAGCCAGCCGTTCGCTTCTTCCAGCCCGGTATGAACGCTGACGTTTTGCTTGGCGTCTATCAGAGTTTCATGAAGCAAGCCGACGAGGTTACTGGCATCCCGAACTACATCTACGGTTCAGGCGTTGCTGGCGGCGCAGGTCGCACGGCTTCCGGTCTGTCAATGCTGATGGACAACGCCGCCAAGGGAATCAAGGCGGCTATCGCCACCGTAGACCGAGCCATCTCTGGAATCGTTTCTCGCCTGTACGTTCACAACATGATGTACGACGAAGACACGTTTACCAAGGGTGACTTCCGAGTCGTAGCGAAAGGCGCAAGCGGCATGATCGCTCGTGAGCAACTTCAGTTGCGTCGCAACGAATTCCTGCAAGCCACTGGTAACCCGGTCGATATGCAGATCATCGGCATGGAAGGTCGTGCTTACCTCCTGCGCGAAGTTGCTCGTAGCCTCCAGATGGACACCGACAAGTTGGTTCCTGATCAGGAGGTCATCAAGTTCCGACAGGAGCAGATGGCGGCAATGCAACAAATCATGGCGGCACAGCAAGCGGCACAAGCCGGTGGTGCGCCTGAGTTACCTGCCCCGCAGGAAATGGACCCCGCTGGCAACCCTGCTGGTGGAGCGGATGTAAACACTATGAATGGAGTGATGCGATGAAGGGTCGAGCAATGATGATTCCTCAGGGCTACAAGAACGGCGGCAAGGTTAAGCCGTTCAGTGGCAAGGACACCAAGGCTGAAGAGATGGCTGAAGCAAAAGCCGTCCGCTCTGGCAAGGTCTCCCCCGCTCAGTACAAAGCCAAAGAGATGGCAGAGGAAAAGCGTGAGGGTGAGAAGTCCAACCCTAAGAAACTGCTTGAGACCGGAAAGCGTCTAGCCTCCGGCAAGATGTCCGCCAGTCAGTATGGCAATGCCGCGAAGATGGCGGATGGCGGATACGTTTGCGGTATGCGCTCCAAGCAAGATTACGGGAAGTAAGCCGTGCTGAGTAAACCTGACGCACGGATCTTGTCTGCTCTGGCTACGCTTGAGCATGACAAAGATTTCCAACTGGTTCTGATGTGGCTTGCTGGGTCTCTTGACGAGATCAGGAAAGCCAACGATTCCACGAAAGACGAAGTTCTTACTCGCTGGAATCAGGGTGCATCTCAAACCATTGCCGAGTTCATTGACTCGGTTAAGGGCGCGAGAGACGCAGTAGCCCGTCGTAAGTAATTCCCCCCGTTCGGGGGTTTAGCGAGTTGCCACGCTTTCTTGGCAACAAAACCCAAGCACCGCTTTCGATATGTCGATAAACCAGACAGGCATCGACACGTCTGAGCGATATGTTTACGGAGTAATCATGTCTCTACCACGAGCCGTTTTAGCGGCAGAAGAAAAGGCTGAACAAGCCCTTCAACAACTCAAGGCTTCAAGAGAAGCACCGCAGTCAGAAGTCGAGCAACCTCAGATGGAGTCTTCGCAAGAAGCCCAGCAAGAGGATATGCAGACCGAAGAGGTTCACGCCCATAGCGATGCAGAACCAGCGGAACAAGTCGAGCAGACCTACGAGGCTCCTCCTAGTACAGAGGAAGACCAGAAGTGGGAAGCCCGATACAAATCTCTGAACGGGAAATACCAAGCAGAGGTTCCGAGACTAGCGGCGGCAAACAAAGAATTGCAAGCCCAGTTGCAACGCCTCCAGAAGCAAATGGAGGAATTGAAGACAGCGAAACCAAAAGAATCGCTGATCAAACCTGAAGAGTTACAAGAGTACGGTGAGCCGTTGGTGGATCTAATCCGCCGTGCGGCACGAGAGGAGATCACAGCGAAGGATGCTGAGATCAACGAACTCCGTAATCGACTCGAAGGCTTCGAGGTCACAGCCAGCAAGAGTGTCGAGTTAGGTTTCTTTGAAAAACTTAACGCGATGGTTCCTGACTGGATGGAGATCAACGAGGACAAAGAGTTTCACTCTTGGTTGGATCAATACGATGACTTGGCTGGACGCCGCCGACAAGACCTACTTGCGGATGCGGAAGGAGCAAAGGACGCGACTCGCGTTGCCAACTTCTTTAATGCGTGGAAGAAGACTCAAGCAATTCGGAAGGTAACCGCTAATCGGAACCTCGAATCTCAGGTCGTGCCTTCAAGCACACAAACCAACACCAAGCCACCCGGTAAAAAAATCTGGACTCGCTCCGAGATCGCAGAGTTTTACCAACGTGCTAGGTCTGGTGAGATCGATCCGAAACAAATGGTTGCCATTGAGGCTGACATCCATGCCGCTCAACTTGAAAAGCGTATTCGCTAACTAGAGCGCATGGGCATTTGAAAAGGAAATTAAAATGTCTGTATCCACCACTTCTGGCTACTACACCAGTGGCTCAACTACCGACGCTTATACCGGGAATTTCATTCCTGAGATTTGGTCGGGCAAACTCCAAGTCAAGTTCTACAAATCGACCGTTCTGGGCGAGATCACGAACAACGACTGGGAGGGCGAGATCAAGGGTCAGGGCGACAAGGTCAACATTCGTACCATCCCCACGATCACCATCTCTGCCTACACCAAGGGCATGAACCTGTCGAATCAGGTTCCTCAGTCTAGCCCCATCGAACTGGCTATCGACAAGGGTCGCTATTTCAGCGTCGTTGTTGACGATGTCGATGAAGTTCAGGCTGACGTGAAACTGATGGATATGTTCACCAACGATGCCGCCCAGCAGATGAAGATCGCTATCGACAGCGATGTTCTGAACAACGTAGCCGCTAACGCCGCTTCTGCTAACAAGGGTGCTACCGCTGGTGCCATCTCCGGCAACATCAACCTCGGTGCTACTGGTGCGCCTCTGGCTGTTACCAAGGACGGTGCTTCTTCTACGACTGCTATTCTGGATCTGCTCCTCGACATGGGTCAGGTTCTGGACGAGCAGAACGTACCTGAAGATGGTCGCTGGGTTGTCATCCCTGCTTGGATGGCGGCTCTGCTCAAGAAATCGGAACTGCGTCAGGCTTACCTGACTGGTGACGACACCACTCCTCTGCGTAACGGCAAACTCGGCATGATCGATCGTTTCACCCTGTACGTCTCCAACAACCTGACATCGTTTACCGATTTGGGTTCGGACGGCGCAGAAGGTGGTTCGAGCGGTGCGGCTGACACCACTGCATGGAACATCCTCGCTGGTACCCGTGATGCGATTTCTTTCGCTTCGCAGATCACCAACGTGGAGACCCTGCGTTCCACTACGACCTTCGGCAACATCATGCGCGGTCTGAATGTCTACGGCTACAAAGTTGTGAAGCCTGAGGCACTCGTGACTGCTCGTGTTCGCAAGGGCTAAGTAGTAACCAAGTGAGAGGGGGGCGAATCGTCCCCCTCTTTTTTATCGAGGTCACATGAAATATCTACGAGACAAGAGAGACGGCGACCTCTGGGGATGGACTCCTCAGTTGGCAGAAAACCCTGACATGGAAGAAGTTGAGATCACCTCCTTCGCCAAGTCTGAGCCAGTAGTCGAGCAGGTCAAAGAGGTTAAGCAAAAGCGCAAGACCTACAAAGAATTGCTCAAACAAAAAGCAGAACAACTTGATGGGGGTGCAGATGAAGAAGCAAGTGTGGGACAAACCGAACCCAAACAAGAAGAGCAAGCCCCTGAGTCCGGCGCAGAAAGCCAAGGCTAAAGCATCAGCCAAAGCCAGCGGTAGACCTTACCCCAACCTGATTGACAACATGAAGGCGGCTAAGAAATGAAAGCAAAGGACGTTAAGAAGGAAGGCGGCAAGTTGGTATATCGGGGTCATGAGTTCCCCGGATTCAACAAGCCCGTCAAGGCTCCTGCTGGAGCCAAAGAAAAGAAGATGGTTCTTGCCAAGAAAGGCGACGAGGTCAAACTCGTTCGCTACGGTCTGCGTGGGATGGAAGACTTCACCCAGCACAAAGACCCAGAGCGCAGGAAGAACTACCTAGCCCGTTCTGCCGGTATCAAGGACAAGAACGGTAAGCCAACCAAAGACGATGTGTTCAGTGCGAACCACTGGGCAAGAAAAGATTTGTGGTGAAACATGGCGACATTTCAGAACGTAATTGACAACGCACGAGTGTTCCTCAAGGACGCAGACAAGGTCCGCTACACGGACGCTCAGATGTTGGTTTATGCAAATGAGGCTGTGCGAGAGGCACGTCGTTTGCGCCCCGACTTTTTCTTCGGGACCTACGCAACCGCACTGAGTACTTATGCTTTGTCAGATACGTTCCCGTTGCCCGATGAGTACTCGCTCTATGTGAGTGACTTCCTCGTTGGTAGGGCTGAGATGGTGGACGATGAGTACGCCAACGAATCTCGTGCCATCGGTTTGATGAACAGATTGCGTCAGGGGTTAATCGCACTATGAGCAAAGCGTACTCAACATTCCTCGATTACGTCATGCCCTATGCACAGGGCGTGACCAAGCAAATCGCAGAGCATGAGATTCGGAACACCTGTATCGAGTTCTGCGAGAAAACACTAATCATCCAGCGTGACCATGACCCGGTGACTGTCGTCAGCGGCATTGTGGATTACGACCTTGAGCCTCCTTTGGCTAACCACCTGATCGTCAAGATCATGAAGATGTGGTTCAAGGATCAGGAGATGGAGGCTGTGATGCCTGATAACGTCACCGATCCAACGCTGTACAACAAGAATTATGACGGCGCGATTGTCAACAAGTCTGTCCCTACTGTGTACTTCCAGAAGGATGAGCGGACTTTCACAATCTCTCCCGCCTCGCTGAACACGGAGCGCAGTGGCATCACGATGCGAGTGGCTCTAAAGCCCACTCGGTCTTCGACCACTGTTGAGGACGTACTGCTGGAAGATTACGCCGACATCATTGGTGCTGGCGCATTGGCACGGCTCCAGTATCAAACTGGCAAGCCCTATTCGGACGCAAAGTCCGCAACCATCAATCAGGTCAAGTTTGAGAAAGGCATGAACGTGGCTCGTCAAAGAGCCAACCGTGGCTATGTCCGCTCTGACCTGAGAGTACGGATTCCGGGGATCTAAATGGCAGAGAAGATCAAACTTGTTCAGGGTGACACTGGTCCCCAGTTGCGCCTAACCCTGACAGATGAGGACACTGGCACAGCCACTGACCTGACTGGCGCAACCGTCACCCTGCACTTCCGTGCGGCTGGCTCGACCACCGTTATTTTTTCGCGCACCGCAACAATCAACCCTGACACTGCAACGACTGGCGTCTGCTACGTCGAGTGGGCGTCTGGTGACTTGAATGTGGATGCCGGTGACTATGAGGGCGAGGTAGAAGTCGTCCGCTCTACCGGAGTGCGCGAGACCATTTATGACCTTCTCAAGTTCAAGGTCAGAGAGGACTTCGCATGAGATTAACGGCGGCAATTAACGCGATCACCGCCGCCACCGAACGACTTGGAATCTCGCTGGAGGCTCGTGCATCGCACATCACTCTGCTTGCAGAGTTGGGATTCTTTATCATTCGACGCAACCCGGCTGACGGTGTTGTGGTCTCAGACAATTCTTCGGCTCTGGAAGAGGCGCTCATTGCGTTCTTCAAGAACCTCTCAAACAATGCTTCCCTATCCGATGCGGTAGCAAGAGACTTCTACAAGGCTCTTACGGATACGGCTGGTCTGACTGATGTACAGGTCATGGACTTCTTCAAGTCCCTGACTGATGCGGTTGGCATGACCGATGCCCACGCCGTGGACTTCAGCAAGTATTTGTTTAGTGAGGTGAGCGGAGTTGAGGACACTACATTCATCCTGACCAAGAAGGTCAAGGATGACACTGCGTCAATTACCGACTTGGAGTTCTACGAATTCGGCAAGGCTCTGGTTGACTCGTCTGCCATCACTGATGACAGCACGATTGACTACTTCAAGAACCCGTCCGAGATTGCCGGTCTGACTGACGTGCAGACCCACGCTTTGACGAAGTTGCTACAAGATGAGGTCACATTCACGGACGACGTGGATGGCGCGGCTTCAATCTTGGATGACCAAGAGATGTCGTTCTTCAAGACGTTGACCCGTGTGGCAACAGTCTCTGACGACTTCTATCGTCTGATGGCGTATGTCCGGTTGTTCAACGACTCGGCTTACCTGACAGACACACAAGAAATTGGGTACGGCAAGAACACTGCCGACTCAGTGGCACTTAGCGAAGCCTATTCCAGATACTTCACTAAGCCTATTAGTGAGCAAGCAACTGTTACGGAGTTGGCTGAGAAGTCATTCTCACGACCCGTGGCTGACGCTTACTCTGCTTCCGACTTCTTCTCGAAGGAGCCGGGGCTTGGTAAATCGGAATTGACCCTGCTCTCCGACACGGGGTCTTTGCGAAGTCAAGGGTACTGCGACTTCACCTACTTTGCGGAAGACTTCGTCGGGGCTTCCAGAACCTTTTAACAAGAGGACTTTCTCATGATTATCGATAACCTGAAACTTTCCGGTCAACTGAACATTGTCCTGAAAGACAAAGACGGCAACGTCAAAGACTCCCGTGAGGTGAAGAACCTCGTGGTGAACGCTGGCTTGGCTTACATCGCAAGCCGCATGGTTGGCACTGCCAAAGATGTGATGTCTCACATGGCTCTCGGTTCCGGCACTACTGCCGCCGCCGCTGGTCAGACTGACCTTGTCACCATGCTGGGTTCCCGTGAGGCACTGGACAGCACCACCATCACCGGCACGAACAACGAGAAGGTTCAGTACGTTGCTTCGTTCGAGGCTGGCGATGCTACTGGCGCAGTCACTGAAGCCGGTATCTTCAACGCATCGACGAGCGGCGATATGCTGTGCCGCACCGTGTTTGACGTGGTCAACAAAGCCGCAGACGACACCATGACTGTGACTTGGACGATCACTCTGAGCGCATCTTAATCGTCAGGGGGTAGCCAATCATGTCAACGCTAACTCTTCGCAATACGAAGGGGTCGCCTCTGACGAACACGGAGGTTGACAACAACTTCTCCAACTTGAACACAGACAAGATGGAGAAGAGTTCCAACCTTAGTGACGTTGCAGATGCGGCTACCGCTCGGTCAAACATTGATGTCCCTAGCACGGCGGAAGCGGAGTCTTTCGCTGTGTCTATGGCAATCGCTCTGGGGTGATACATGGCATTCAAATCTAAAGCAACGCCGAACCTTGGAACGTCTGGTAGCCCATCAACCGTGACGGACACAGTCTCCTCTGGAGCAACCGCCACGTTGATCGGTCTATCGATTTCCAACACAACGGCTTCATCTATTACGGCATCTGCAAAGATCAACAAGTCTGGTGGCACATCCGCCTTCTTGGTGAAGGATGCGACTGTTCTCCCCGGTGGCGCACTGGCTATTGTCGGCGGCGACCAGAAGGTTGTGCTCGAAGCGGGTGACACGATCACCGCTTATGCCAGCGCATCTAACTCTGCCGATGCTGTTGCATCGTATCTCGCATAAGGGGTAGGCAATGGGTTATATCGGTAACGCCCCGTACCAAGGTGTACTGACGGGCGGCAATATTCAAGACGGCACTGTCGAGACGACTGACCTTGCGGACGGTGCTGTTACTACTGGGAAGATCAACGATCAGGCTGTTACTCCAGTCAAGATGCACAACACGCTTGATCTATCCAGCAAGACATTGACCCTGCCAAGCGGGGCAGTCGGCACTGGGAACATCGCAGATGGTGCTGTGACTGCGGCAAAGTTAGCCGCTGGTGCGGCTGTTCCGAGTCAGTCCGGTCAATCTGGTAAATATCTAACCACTGACGGAACAACAGCCTCTTGGGCTACTGTTGATTTGTCATCCAAGGTTGCAAAGTCCGGCGACACCATGACCGGAACTCTTGCACTCCCTACGCTTAATGCAACAACAGAATTGCAGATTAACGGCACTACTCTGGCAAACAACAGTAGGGTTCGTTTGCCGTCTGGCAGTTCAAACCCCTCATCGCCATCAACGGGTGATGCGTATTTGAACAGTTCAACAAAAGAACTGCGAATCTATACGGGTACAGAATGGGGCTATGTAGTATTTGCGGCTCTCGGCTCCCAACAAAATCCATACGCCTCTATTGCGGCGGCGCAGTCTAACGGTCAAGCAACCGGTCTTGCGTGGTTCAAAAATTCCAATGGCGACGCTCAACAACTCTATTACGACTCTGCGGACGGAGGCTGGATACTCGTTGCAAGTAACGACCAGAGGTCGTCAGTATTGCCCACAGGCACTAGCCGAAATAGTTTGTCGTATACGCTAAATCGAAACGGCACCATGGGGGCAATTGGGACTCCTGACCCAAATAGTGACTACATTATTGGGGCTTGGATCAACAACTATTCGTTTTCCCGCGCCAGATGCATTGCCTTTGGTAGGGGGAGTACGAACGGGACGTACTCGTTTACAAATAGAGGGACGTATGTTGATGCTCAATTCAATACCACATCGCGTAGCCAGATAGTTGCTAGAGCCAACGTGTCAATCTCTGGGAACGACTCAGTGTATTCAACCGCAAACTATTGGTGCGTTGACGGAATACAAGCAGATTACAACGCCGACGGTTCAATTGGTGCGAACAGCAATCAAACCACCATCGGAATGGTTGGTGTGAACGCGTCTTCAGGCGACCCAACATCTGGTTGCTATTTTGGGCACGGTGACGGTGAAGACCCCGGTGAAGGCTATTACTCTAGCAACGGCACTGCCTATAACTGCCAAGGCTACACGACATGGGTGAGGTAACAGAATGATCTACGGACTTTTTTTAAGCCTTGCAAAACGGTACAAGGTTTTTGTGGACTACGAAGTTGACCAATCCACTACTGGTTACAACGCAATCAATTGGCTGTCTTCAAGCCCTAAGCCAACCGAGTCTGAAATGAACGCATGGGTCATCGCAGACAATGAAGAAGCCGCCTTGTCTGAAGTTCGTCTTCAACGTGATCGGCTTTTGGCGGAGACTGATTGGTGGGCTTTGTCAGATGTTGGCTCCACTCCTAAAAGATTGGCTTATAGGCAAGCACTCCGTGACATCACAGATGACCCGTCTAACTGGAGCGTGAATGCGAACGGCGACGTTACTGTCACATTCCCAACAAAACCGGCGTAAGGAAATTACATGGCTTATATCGGCAACGCACCCGGGGTATCGTCGCAACGTACTGTAAGTACGTTCACGGCTACCTCTGGTCAGACTACATTCACACCGTCCAGTGGCTACACGCCCGGGTACATCGACGTGTACCAGAACGGTGTCAAACTGATTATTGGTGAAGACTACACGGCATCCAATGGCACGACAGTCGTACTGACTGCCGCCGCCTCTGCGGATGACGTTGTCGAGTGTGTTGCCTATCTGCCCCGTGGTCTGTCTGATGGGTACACCAAGGCGGAGGCTGATGCTCGTTACATGAGCATCAACGAAGAGACTCTGCCAAGCCAGACTGGTCAGTCTGGAAAGTATTTGACCACTGACGGCACCGACCCATCTTGGTCAACGATTGCTCAGCCCACCCCCACTTCGGTAAGCGACCAAAACAATACGAGTACTGGATATTTTGATTTGCCAGCCGGTACAACAGCACAAAGACCTGCGTCACCTCAGGCTGGCAACATTCGGTTTAACACCACCACATCGCTGGCTGAGTACTATGATGGTTCTGCATGGAAGCAATTAGACTCGCCTCCATTGGTGACTTCTATATCTCCGACCACCACTACCACTGCCAATGAAGAGATCACTATTAACGGTCTGTTTTTTGCCTCTGGTGCAACCGTAAAATTTGTTGGTAGCGACGCCACTGAGTACAACTCGCCTGTGGTGACATTTGTTTCTTCCACACAAATTACTGCACAGACCCCATCAACGTATCTGCCAGCCGGTAAAGAGCCGTACTCAATTTTGGTGACCAACCCATCTGGCTTGAGTGGGAATTTGTCGGATGCACTAGACGCTGGATCGACGCCGACTTGGACCACCTCAAGTGGTCAGTTGGTCCCATCTGTTCTTTACGAGGGGGAGATACTTCAGAACACCACTTTGCAGGCATCAGATCCAGATGGCACATCAGTGTCTTTCTCCCTTGCATCAGGTAGCAACCTACCTTCCGGCTTGTCTTTGAATTCTTCCACCGGAGTTATTTCTGGAGCGCCTTCTGCGGTATCTTCCGATACCAATACTTCGTTTGCTGTGCTTGCGAACTCCGCTTCTGATTCAACATCCAGAACATTCCAAATCAATGTAACAGATGACGAGTCTGCGGCTTATGAACCCAACCTGAAACTATGGCTTCGAGCCGGTTGGAATGGGCAGTCCACCGGAAACAAGGAAGGTCAAACACTTCCAGCGGCAAAGTACGCCTCAAGTTATGACCAGAGTGGCGTGGTTCGAGTCATCAACTCGATGGTCATTGACTCGTCAAATCAGAACTCCAGTCCAGTTAGCAGTTCCAAGTTCATACTTGATGCCCAAGGCGGCGTCTCTGGTTTGAATACGCTTGCCAAGCAAAAAGATCAGTACGCTTATATGTGCGACGGAGGTGACTCATTTTGGCTACCACTGCCGACAGACAATAGCGTCTTTGCAGGCAACAGTGGCAACCACACTATCTGTTATTGGATCATGTGGGAAGATCGCAGCGCAAATACTAGCGGTAACGTTTTCAGCCCAACATTCCACTCTTGGAGTGGCAACGGTAACGGCAATGCTTTTGTGGCGCACGATTGGTACACAAATGGCACTGGCAATGTTTACTTACAGCATTACGCCAATTCAGCGGGTCAAGGCTCTTGGACAACTCCAAACATTTCAGGTGGGTCTAACGGCAACAAGGGCGTTTGGTTTCACATAGGCATCACATATACGAATGGCGCGATAGCCATCTATTTGAATGGAGTTTCTCAATCTCATAGCCTTAGCAATACCGGAACTTGGCCGTCTATTGGCTCCGGTCAAACGGTGAACTTTAACGGTCGTGGAGACGGGACATCTGGCGGCTTGCCCGGCACTTATGCGACAGGCAATGCCGGTTACAAGATGCAAGCAGACTTGCGCTATTACAACACTCCATTGAGTGCTGGAGCAATTGCGGACATCTACAACAAGACGCGAAGCAGTTTTGCATAGGAGTTTTGAATGACTAAAGCAAGAGACCTTGCCGCCCTCTTGGGCGGAGGCACATCTGGTGTGGCTACCTTTGGCGGCACTGCCGCTATTCGGGTTCCTAACGGAACCACGGCACAACGTCCTACCGCTTCTGAGGGCATGGTTCGTTATAACAGCACACTCGGCAGAAATGAGGTGTATGACTCTATTGGCTGGACTCCAATTGCCGCACCTCCGGTGCTTACTGCCGTATCACCAGATGCATACAACGGGGAGTCTGGTACATCTTTTACGCTAAGTGGAAGTAATTTTGAGGCTAGTGCGGTTGTAAAAATTATCACCTCTAGTGGGGCTGAATTTTCTCCAGCCAGCACTTCTGTTAACAGCACATCCAGTATTGTGGTCACGACACCGCAAGACTTTACAGTAGCCAACGGACCACTCACGATTAAGGTCACAAATCCAACTGGTCTTTCTTCTCAATTGGATGGGGCAATTACCACCGGAACAAGTCCAACATTTAACGTTTCTGCTGGGTTGGCTGGGACGTATGTTGGCGGTGCGTCTGTAAGCCTTACCCTTGATGCCACAGATGTTGATGCTGGCTCCACTGTCACATACTCTCTTGTGTCAGGCTCTTTGCCATCTGGTCTTTCGTTAAACACCTCAACAGGAGTTGTGTCTGGAACGGCTGGAAGCCCCGGCAACTCGGAAGTAACTTCTTCATTCACCATTCGAGCGACTGATAACGCGGGTAACTATGTTGAACGAGCCTACTCGATCAAAGTCCAGCCGCAGATTGCACTGCCAGCCGCCTACCAATCCATTGTTACGAACGCCGGGAATACCGTTTACTACGTCAACGCCACATCAGGAAGCGACAACAACAATGGGACAAGCAGGGCTACTGCATTTGGGACAATTCCTAAGGCTGTCTCGGTAGCCGGAAACGATGGCGTAATTGTGCTGTCGCCGGAAGTGCATTATTTAACCGGGAATGCATACAACCTTGGTAACTACGGGGTGGCATCTTTCACTCCAAGTAACGCAACTAGACGCATGAATCTCCGAATCATTGGCTACCCGGGGAAGACTTATATCGTTCATTACAACCCCGGATCGGCAAACAGGGATTTCCATTTCGCACTAGGAAGTGATAACTGCGCTGTTATTGGGTGCATTCTTGAGAGAGACTTGAACGGTGGCAGTGAGGGAATGTCCTCAAACTACATGACAGCAATTTTTGGAATGAACGAAGACAACTTCGGAGCCTACTCTTCGACTACCAGATTGAAGATCCAAAACTGCGTGATCAAAAATTGCGGTTCTTCTCCAACAAAGAGACCGGGTGGCACTAGCGGGTACGATAAGTTTTCGTGGGTGTATGACAACAATAACAACAGTTACGCCGGTATTTACAGTTCTCTGGTTTATGGCGGCGGTTCAATTGACTGGATGAGTTCATACAGTGGCGCAAACGTGGAAGCGAATTATGTCCTTTCAAACATCAGCATGGGAACTAGCGGCGTCAGTTTCACTGGTAGCAGTAGCAACGTATCTATTGACACCTCTTTCTGGGGTCGCAGTGGACAAAGTCAGTCAGTAGCAGACTCTGGTGGTCAAGGGGTTTACTCAGGAACTTACTCTTGGCAAAACGCTACATACAACTTTGCCGTGAATTTCTACGGATCAAACTGGTCGTAGTAATAAAAGCCACAACCAACCCGCTTCGGCGGGTTTTTTTATTGGAATCCTAGTGAGGTACATAGTGGATATGGGTTTGTTATGGAACGTCGTGCTGTCTCTACTGGTGGGGATTGTGTCGTGGATACTGAAGGAGAAGTCTGCTGAACTTCAACGCCTTCAGGTTCTGCTCAACAGAACCCGTGAAGAGGTCGCCAAAGAGTATGTAACAAAGGTGGAGGTTCACGCCGACATCAATCGAGTGCTGACACGCCTCGACATCATCGATGCCAAGTTGGATAGATTCGTTGAAAGACACGGCTCTTGATTGGGGCTTTGCGGCTTTCTTCATCATCCTCGACATCGGCTTATTGATTGAACTACTGAGGTTAATATGAGAAGCACCCTGCTATTTCTGATCGCCGTAGCGGTCATCGGTGTTGCGTCTGTCGCAAGCGCACAAGACACAACGATCAACTACAAGGGACAGCCGCCAGCATCAGCGATGGCTCCCTCGATGTCTGCCTTTTCCCAAGACGTGTGTGGCATCCCCGTATCCGGGGCTGTCAGTTCAACCGTCATTGGCGTTTCGGGCGGCACTGTCTACACAGACAAGAACTGTGAGCGCATCAAACTTGCCAAGACCCTGAACGACCTCGGATTGAAGATCACAGCGGTTGCTGTGCTTTGCCAAGACGAAAGAGTCTGGGACGCAATGGAGATGAGTGGAAGCCCATGCCCTATGGGAGGGGCTATTGGTCAACAGGCTAGGCTTGCATGGTTCAAGTTGAAGCCAGAGAAATTCAGGAAGATCTATGGCGAAGATTGGACACCTCCTGAGCCTGCTCGTGACGCTTCTGCTGATAAGCCTGCCGATAAAGAGTAACGCTCAGTCAACATCATGTTATTGCACTGGGTCGTGGACAAACGACCCACGCACCGGATACCAGTTCTGCCCTGTTAACAGCACCTGTTGGGCTTGTCAGCCCGGGGCATACGACACAACGTGGCAAAGTTACTTCTGTAACGGAGTAGCACCCGCTCCTCCACCGCCACCTCCTCCAACTTGCCAGCCAAGTTCGGAGTCCAAGACTGAAGCCTGTCCTATCCACTACTCTGGATCGAAGATCCTGACGAGGACTAGCACTTGTCCAGACCCATACGGAACCCCGCTGTGGGGACCGTGGACGGTGTCGCAAGACACCTGTAAGCAAGACCCGCCTACCTGCAAGGTAAGCGCAGAGACCCGCACCGTAGCGTGTGACTCTGGCTACACGGGGGCGATAGAGCAAGTTAGAGCGTCGTCCTGCCCGGACCCATACGGATCTCCTGTATGGGGTGACTGGGCTGTTAGTTCAAACACCTGTGTTAAGTCGATGACGAACCCGACTAACCCAACCAGCCCTGTGAGTCCATTGAACCCAGCGTCTGCTGTTGCCACCCCGGTGGTTACGCCAGCGCAGGTTCCTGTGCCGCAGGAATTACCGATCATGTCTGCGCCAGAAGTTACGTCTCAGCCGGAGCAGACATCCAAGGAGACAGAGACAAAGACCACCACCTCTACCGGGGGTGGTACTGCCGATTCGAGCAGTAAGACGGAGAGGTCCGAATCGACGGGGTCGTCCTCATCTTCTGGAAAGCCAAAGATTGGCATAGGTGGATTTGGCACAGCACTGTCGTTGGAACTCTTCGTTAAACCCGGAATTCAACAACCGAATGTCTTCATAGACATTCCCATGAATCAGGAGTTACCGAATGAGTACAGATTCTCCCAAGACTTTTTCATTGACCTTATCACCGGGGGTGATACTGGGAGGGCTTTTAACGATCTTGCCGGTGATCGGTGGCGGAGCCTACGTTGGGATAACCCAATACAACAGAGCGGTTTCGGCGATTGAAGAAGTTGAAGGCATAGGCGAACTTCGCAAGGAAGTTGAAGCCCTCAAGTTAGAGAACAAGAACTTAAAAGACAGGCTCATCAACTCGATGGAGTCTGCAATCAAGGCTCAAGAAAAAGCCGCTGATGCTCTTGCCCTTTCACGGGAGACGAGGGCTATCTCTGATGGCAATAGCCGTGAGGTTCAAGCCTCACTTTCCTCGATCCGTATGGAACTCAAGTCCATCACTGATGGACTCCGTGCGGAAATGAACGCCCTCAAACGGGCGACTGTAAACCCACTAGGAAGGTAAGTATGCGAGTCGTTTTATTGGCTTGTCTTCTTCTGGCTGGGTGCGGAGATCAGTTCCGCTACCCATGTCAAGACCCAGCAAACTGGGCGAAGAAAGAGTGTCAGCCGCCAGCGTGTTCTGCGGACGGCACTTGCACAAAAGATTTGGTTGATTCGGAACTGCTGAAAGGAATTAAGAAATGACCCCCGAGCAATATGACGCAAGACTGAGGTATTGGATTGGCATCTTGCTGGCGTTGACGCTGGTCGGGATTGTTGGATCTGTTCTGTATTCGCTGATCTTTGTGACTCAGCCCATGAATGGGCAAGCCCCAAACGACGCTGAGTTTTTCAAACTCATTTCACCAATCGCCAACTTCATTGTTGGTGCTTTGTCTGGCGTGATGGCAAGTGCTGTTAGTTCAGCCATCAAGAAGCCGGAGCCGCCACCCCAAAAAGAACCAACCTTAGAGGAGCCGAAGGATGCTAGTAGACCTGCTTAAAAGCGTAGCCCCCGGACTAGCCACAGCAGTGGCTGGACCGCTTGGTGGAGCCGCCGTATCAATGATCGCAAAGAAGTTAGGCGTTGAGGACACAGTTGAGGCTGTGACCAAGGCAGTCCAAAACGATCCTGATGCGGCTCTCAAACTCCGAGAGATTGATCTCAAGGAACTTGAGGTTCACGCCAAAGACCGGGACTCTGCTCGTAACCGCGAGGTCGAGATTGCAAAGAGCGAACACGCTCCTTACATCAACAAGATTGTCACCCCTGCCTTGGCTCTTGGCGTAACAGGACTTTCGTTTGTTCTGTTCGCCATCTTGATCTTTGTTGAGGTCAAGCCTGAGGCAAAGGACATCTTGATCTACATCCTTGGTGTTCTGTCAGCGGCAGTCACCCAGATCCTGTCCTACTACTTTGGCTCAAGCCAAGGTAGCAAAGATAAATCAGACGAGATAAAGGCGCTCAAAAAATGAACCTGTCACCCAACTTCACCCTATCTGAGATGACCAAGAGCGAGACCGCTCTGCGTCACGACTTGGACAACACACCCGGAGACGAAGAGATTGGCAACCTTAAAACACTTTGTGAGAAAGTTCTCCAGCCCGTCAGGGACCATTACGGTAAGGGTGTTAAGGTCAACTCCGGATTTCGTCACCCCAACGTCAACGCGGCAGTGGGTGGCTCCAAAACATCCGATCACTGTAAGGGTCAAGCCGCTGACATTGAGATTCCCGGGGTAGCAAACGCAGACCTCGCTCAGTGGATCTCGGAGAACCTTGACTACACCCAACTGATTCTGGAGTTCTACACACCCGGAGTCCCTGATAGCGGGTGGGTTCACGTTTCGTACAACCCCAATGACCTAAAGAAGCAGATCCTGACTGCCACCAAGAAGGACGGCAAGACTGTCTACCTCCCCGGTCTCGTAGCCTAACGGAATAAAAGATGACGACAATAGTGCTTAGAACCTTCAACGGGATGGTGAAGGGATTGAACCCTGAACTTCTCGGTGATGAGTTTGCTCAAGACGCAGTGAACACCAAGTTGATCTATGGTGACTTGCGCCCTTGGAAGGAAACTCAGACCATCACCACGCCGACCAAGGCTGGCACTAAACAGACCATCTATCGGTTTGGCGAAAACGAAACTGACGAGTCTCGTTATTGGTTTACTTGGACTACGGACGTTGATGTTGTCCGTGCGCCCATCGATAACGACACGACAGAGCGGACCTACTTTACTGGTGACGGATACCCTAAGGTAACCACGGCGGCTCGGGCTACGACGGATACTAACTATCCTTCGAATGCCTACCGCCTTGGCGTACCACCACCCAACGTATCAACGGTAGTTCTTGGGGTGAGCGGTAGCCCAACCAGTGATACGGCAATCGCCTCGTCTGTGGCTTATGTCATCACCTACGTCAGTAGCGTGGGCGAGGAATCTGCCCCGAGCGATCCAACGGATGTTGTGTCGTTCCAACCGGGTCAGACCATTGCCTTGACCAACTTGCCGACTGGTTCGTTTGCCAGCCCATACAACTCACTGTCGAATGTGGATGTAGCCACCAAGCGCATCTATCGAAGCAATGCTGGATCTAAAGGTACTGACTTTCAGTTTGTGGCGGAGATCCCGCTGGCTCAAGCGTCGTATAACGACTCGGCATTGGCGGAGGATTTGCAGGAGGTAGTAGAGACTTGGGGATGGGTTCCACCCCCAGAAAGTATGGTTGGTCTGAAGTTGATGGCTAACGGTATTGGCGTCGGATTCTCCGGCAATACCCTTTACCTATCAGAGCCGTTTGCTCTATACGCCTACCCTATCGCATATCAAATCTCCACGGACAGTCCGATTGTGGGCTTGGGAGCCTTTGGTCAGTCAATCTTTGTTGGCACCAAGGCTAATCCTTACATCCTCTCTGGAACCGATCCTGCGTCTCTGACCATGATCAAACTGGAGATGAAGCAAGCCTGTGTCTCCAAGCGCAGTATCGTGGAAATGAGCGGTGGCGTTGTTTACGCATCTCCGGACGGAATCGTCCGGGTTGGTCCAGACGGCATCTCTATGCTGACTACTGGGCTAATCCCCCGAGATGAATGGCAGGAGTACAACCCATCTTCCATCCACGCATACGAGTTGGACGGAAGGTACTTCGCCTTCTACGACAACGGCACGGAGCAGGGGTGCTTGGTCTTTGAATTCGCCATGAAGCCCAGCATCCACAAACTGGATCTGTACGCCACGGCTGGCTACAACGACCGCTTGCGGGACGCTTTGTACCTTGCCGTCGATGGCGACATCGTGAAGTGGGATCACGGCACGGACAACCTGACTATGACTTGGCGGTCCAAGAAGTTCAGGACTCCGTATCAGCAAAACATGGGCGCGGTGAAGATTGGTGCTGACGCTTACCCGGTGACATTCAAGTTGTACGCCAACGGCTCACTCAAATCGACTCTGTCGATTGGGGCTGAACAGGTCTACAAGTTGCCAGCCGGGTACAAGGCTGACCGCTTCGAGTTCGAAGTAGTTGCATCAGATCAGATTAACTACATCGCAGTGTCTGAAACTGTACGAGGAATTAGGCAAGTCAATGTCTGAGGCAATCACGACCAACCCGCCAGCCCTATTCGCTGGCGAGACCAATCCTCCTACTGGGAGAGAGACGAGCATTCCCGCACTGCCCTCTCCTACCAACGATCCGGCGCAGATCAAGATTTTCCTCGACAAGGTCAAGGAGATTCTGGAGATCTACGAGGGCATCCGAGGCTCAAAGTACGATCAGGTGGTCACTTGGCGAGACCTGTTTCTTCAAGGCGTAGTAGAGATCAAGGCTGGGGGTACGCTCTACGCTCCCCAGCCGGTCACCCCTGCCGTCTCCATCCCGGTAACTGGCAACGATTTCACCCCTCCCCCAGCCCCTGAGAACCTCGTGGTTGGCTCCGGGCTGGCAAACAATGTCCTGACATGGGACGCCGCCATCTACGGCAACCACGCCCTTACAGAGGTCTGGAGGGCGTCCACTGACGTTCTGGGATCAGCAGTGCTAATAGGCACTACGGACAGTTTCATCTACGCCGACAACGTCGGGGAAACATCCCAGACCTTCTACTACTGGATTCGGTTTGTCAGCAAGACAAACGTCGTGGGACCATATAACTCAAGCACTGGCACGGTAGCGACCACCGAAGCGGTTGACTCAACCCGCATCGTTGATGCCGCAATCGTGACGGCGAAGATTGCAGATTTGGCGGTTACTAACGCAAAAATCTCCAACGCTAGTATTAGCACTGCTAAAATACAAACAGCGGCGATAACTACTGCTTTGATTGCTGATGCGGCAATCACTAACGCGAAGATCGACGACACGATTCAGAGCAATTCCTTCTCGTCGGGTTCCGCAGGTTGGCGCATCCAGAAGAGCGGTAACGCTGAGTTTAATGACGCAGTATTCCGGGGTTCTCTGAACGTGCGAAGTGGCACTTCCGGGGCAAGGACAGAGATCACAAACAGTGTGATCAAGGTCTATGACTCATCTGGGGTATTGCGGGTGAAGATTGGGGATCTGAACGCATGACCTATGGATTGAACGTCTATCAGCAAAGTGGAGCGTTGACCTACTCCACCACTGATGTGACGTGGAATCAGGTTGACTTCTTCTTTGTCGCCGCGAACGGCAGTGCATCGAACTCCTATCCAATTCTGAGTGGTCGTGAGGTATTAACCCTGCAAGTTCTAATTGACGCCCCGCCGACTGATCGCAAAGCGTTGGCTCACACCGTGTCCGTGAGCGGGACAACAGTCTCGGTAACGGGTGGCAATGAAAATGCTTACATTTTGGTGTTGACAAGATGAGCCAAGGATTCATCGCCTACAACACTAGCAATCAAATTCTGATTTCTAGCGACACAAGAAACCTGCACTTCGTGCAGAAGTTGTCAACGTATGCAGAGATGCTGTACACAAATGACAATTACGGTGGCATTCGTCGTGCAAGGTACAGGGCGACTTGTTCTGTTACCCCGCTCCCGTTCATCACGATGCCGTCAACAGAGTTCTACGCGATCTCAAGAATTACCAATGCAGGTGGGAATCAGTGGGATATTGAGGTGTTGAGGACTGGAAACAGTGGGAATGTTCCTGAGATGTACATCTTTGCAGACCCAAGAGCAAGCACCGCTACCGACTCTCATGGAATGCTGGTCTATCGAGATGACGGGACTCCGTCTTTTGATAGCCGCTTAAGACCCCTTGCTATTACTGGAGGTTTATCAGTAACGCACCCATCAAATCCAAGACCATCCTTTCCCTATGGCTTGGACGCAAAGTACTGTGGGTCAAGTGAGTCTACAAGCGGTGGGTTCTTTGCGCCGACTGAGTACAACACTTACTCGTTAACTGGTCAGCCAGCAAAGCCAATGTTTTCTTTTATGAGTTTGGCTCAAGCCGAAAGGCAAGCGTCATATTCTGCCAGTGAGGAGGAGTGTGACGGAGCGACCGTAAAGGGTAACTGCGTAGGCGCACAACGAAACTATTCATGGACATCAACGTATTGGTGTTTTTATCGTGGCGGCATTCGATACGACGGTTCCAGCATAAGAGCCGGGTGGATACCAGTCTCATTTGGTTGTAATTGGACCTATTCAAGAGACGGAGCGTTTCTTGGTATTGGCACCGGAGGCGCTTCCGGAGAGGGCGGATCTTGGCCGTACTCAAACGAGACTATCAACCTCACGTCTAACTCCGTGATTGTAGGAGACGCCTCTCGATATGATTAAACCGTGGACTATCAACAGCATCACCGAGATGCAAAGTGGCGAGAAGTGGGTTGACTATTCAGTCACCAAGATTGTTCACGCCGAGTGTTGCAAGAAAACAATCACCACCATGAACACTGTAATCGTCGTCCCTATTGGTGATGACGTGGACGAGTATTTGTACAAGGCATTAAAGCAAGAGGGATGGGTTGAATGAGCGACACTTTGTTTTTGAACACAGGAGTTCGAGTTCAGAACTACAAGAACGCTGAAGATGGCGCGACGGAATTGTGGGATGAGTTGAAGGCTCAGTTTTCTTGGGTTGATCCAGAGTTCTCTAGGGCTGTTAGCGAGTCTTATATGCACGAGTTCTTGAACGAGAGAGTGACAAGAACTTGCCTGCCAACTTCTAGTGTTGAGCCGGTGGTTGGTCGTCAAGTTGGCACTGCACATAGACTGTTTGGTCGAGACAGTGGAACGTCAATCATGTATGTCACTGATTTGTGGGAGCAAGACAAGCCTGAGTGGATGAGTCCACAGTCTCATGCGATTGGTTTCACAAACTCATTTGCGGAATTTGGCAAGCCCTCAAGACCAGAGATGTTGAATTTTTTTGAAATCTTCTTCATCGCTCCAGACGAAGAGTTGTCTGGGTTCTATGGATTTGATTTGTCTGACGCCAATGACAGCACTCTTTATAGTGCGCTGGTTTCTAACAACAGCCCAATCGCTTATAGAAGGTACACAAACTTTGCCGCCAATGATTCGGAGGGGATTCTAATGAACTGGCAAAGCCTGTATGTCTTCTTTTGTAAAAAGGCTAGGCGGATGGACTTGGCAAGAAGCCTATTTTCACAGCCATTTATGTCGACATGAGGCTCTTAAACAAGGTTAACTCCGAAGTGATGTATGAGGCTGAGATGGCTTCAGAGAAGCAGTTGTCCTGCGAGTTTGGTCTTGGCAAGGAAGATTACTGTAAGGCGATGGATTTGCTTCCATCGGTAGGTTTTGAAGTAGACGGCAGGTGCGTAGGAGGTCTGGTCCTAAATGGTCAGAAGTTGCATCTGTCGGTACTCCCTGAGTATCACGGGAGATGGGGGCAGTTGTTTTCCCCCGCATTCAAGTGGGCGTTCGCACAGAACGACCCTCTGTACGCAATTGTGAGCCGCGACAACGAAAAGGTGCTTCGTTTCATACGGCGACATGATTGGCACTTAGTCAGTGCCAACCACAGCACCATGTTATTCAAACTCACAAATCTAACTACGAGGTATCCAAAATGAGTTTCGTGCGTGATCTGATTTTCGGTGAACCGCCAGATCCCAATCCGGGAATGCAAGCCACCGCCGCCGCTTCTGAGAAAGTTGGCTTGGCACAGGTGGAACTTGGTCGAGAGCAACTAGAGTATCAAAAGGCTCGTGCCGAAAAGACCGATGCGCTCACGGCTGATCTGATCAAGTCCCAGATGGGACTGATGGACACCCAGCGTGGCGTTGCTCAAAGCGAGTATGACCGCTACCAAAAGACCTACGCTCCCATCGAGGATCGGATTGCCAAGGACGCCTTGGGGTTCGATACCGATGCCGAGAAAGAGCGATACGCCTCTCTGGCTCGTGGGGATATTGCCCAAGGGTTCCGTGGCGCACAGCAACAAGCACTGCGGTCTCAAGCCCGATTCGGTCTCAGACCGAACGCCAACGCATTAGCGGCGATCAACAGCCAATTGTCGGCGCAACAAGCCGGTCAAACGGCTAGTGCCATGACCAATGCCCGTTATGCGGCTCGTGATGCTGGTGACCAGCGTCGGATGAATGCCGTAAACATTGGTAAGGGTCTGCCCGGAACTGCCGCAACTGCGGCTAGTGGGTCAGTGAATGCTGGCAATGCGGCTGGTGGTCTTCAGTTTGGTGCGAACAACTCGTACAACGCTGGCATGGCTAGTGCCAACCAGTTCACCAACTCTGGTGTTAATGCTCTTGGTCAGGCTGGCAACATCTATGGGGCAATCAGCAACTACGGTCTGAAGTCCTACGATATGCAAGCCCAACAGACTGCCGCACTAATCAACGCAGGGGCAATGTTCTTTGCCGCTGACGGAACCCCGGGCGGTACTGATGAGCCTGCCCTCGACCAAGACGGCAAGGGACGTGTTCGTGGTCCCGGCACAACCACATCTGACTCAATCCCTGCGATGTTGTCCAAGGGTGAGTACGTTATTCCGGCTGACGTGGTGCAGAAGAAAGGTGTCGAGTTCTTCGACAAACTGCTAGATCGTTACCACACACCAGCGGCTATTCAAGAACAGCGCAAATACGGCATCCGGAGAAAGTAAATGGCAAATCCATATGATTTAACCAGCGGCTACCTGTCCGCAAAGAAACTCAAGCAGGACAAAGAGTACCAAGACAAGGTTGGTGAGTACTACGATGCTCGTATCGCCGACACCAAGGAAGATACTCGCAGAAAGAAAAGCCGTAACGACTTCGCCGAGAAGATGATGGGCTGGATGGGCGGCTCCATCTTTGGTGTCGAGACTCCCAAGGCACCTGATGCCGCAATTGCAAAGCCGCCTCCATCCATGACGCCACAGTCTGGCATGAGTACTCAATCCGGCAATGGCATCAAGCCCATGAAGATTTCTTCTGGCGTTGATTTTGAAGATCCATCGCTTGATCCATCCCGTCAAGGACTGGCTCAACCCGGCTATATGTTGGAAGCCGCTGATGGTGCCTACATTGATGAGGACACCATTCGTCGGTATGGCATTCGGGCGTATAACAACGGCTCGATGGGTGGTGTTGCCCCTATCACTGACGACGAGGCTCGTCGTCTAGGTTACGGTAGCGCACAAGAGTACACTGAATTTGAGGGCGGTCGCGGTCGCGCTGATGTCCAAGTTAATCCCGTGGCAAGTCGTGCTGGCGTAGCAACTCCAATCGACATGATGCCGGTTTCGGCTCCTGTAAATCAGAGGGCTGGCATTGCCACCCCGACAGATGGCACTACGGTTACTCCTAGCGGTGAGTCAGCAAAACCTGCGGCTGAACCACAGAAGTCCCCTTTCCAAGAGTTGGCTCAAAAAGATCCAAAGACAGCGGAGTCTCTGTTCAACAAGGTGTCCAACTTCAAGAATCTTTCTAACGTCATTACCGGTCTGTCAATGATTGATTGGGCTGACGAGAAAGTCACCGGATCTTCTCTGATGACAACAGTGAACACTCTTGCCGCGATGAAGAAGGAAGGTGTATTCCAAGCGGCATCTGCAATGGCGGCTGGGAATATTGAGAAGGGCAAAAAACTTTACAAAGAGTTTGGCGATGACGTTGGTGACTTCGATGTGGAAACTCGCATCTCCAAAGAAATTGACCCAAGAGATCCGAATGGCAAGAGGATGCTGGAAAAGAAGGTCTTCGACCTTAAATTCCAAGACGGCTCGACTATCACGCTTGACCCTCGTCGTTTGGCTTTGGACACTCTGTCCGCCAAGGCTCTGATTGAGCAAGAGGGTAAAGAGCGTGACGACCTATATCGTGAGCGCGGTCTTGATCTTCAGGCTCAAGACTTGGCTTCTCGTGGCAAGGATCGCGCACAGCGTGACGACGACAAGTTGTTCCAGTTGTACATGAATCGTGGATCTGCCGGCATCGAAGCACTCAGCAAGGAAGAGCAGAAGCGAATCGAGGCTGACAATGAGTTGGCTATCGACGGGAAGAAACGGAAGTCTGAGGAGTCGGCAGTTGCTTCTCGCATTGCCCGAGCGCAAGAGATTTACTACGACGAACTCATTGCTGGTCGTTACCCACCTCCTCCGCGAGTGATTTACGAGGCTATCAAAAACGGCAAAATCAAGTAAGGGCTGGTCATGGCACTAGAAAACGAAGTCAACGAATACTCACGACAGTTTGGTATCCGTGCCACCCCAGTTTTCAAGGACGCCGATACTGCGAAGGACGAAGTCCGTCGTGGTATCGCACGTCCTCAAACAATGGTGGAGATGCAACGCCGCTATGGTGCGCCGGACATCCCTACTGAAACTGGTGAGCCGGTAAATGACACCCCTCTGGCAGAGAAGCCAAAGCCAGCAGTAGACCCTAACGACCCCAGCGGTGGTGTCGGCTTTGTCGACTCCGTTAAAAAGGGTTGGCAAGGTGTCATGCTCACATGGGACTTTCTGGCGAACAAACTGGAAAAGGCTGTCACCGGAGACACCAAGGATACTGAGCAGATTCTGGCGGCATCAGCCGAAAAGTACTTGGGAATGAAGTCTGACCCTCGGATTGCCAAAGCAATCGAGGTTGCATCAGAGTCATTCGACAAAGAAGATGGAGTAGTCGCTGGAACCTATGAAGGCTCCAAGGCGATGCTCGGGTTCTTTGTTGACAACCCGGGGGCAATCGTCAACTTCTTGGGTGAGCAAGTTCCTGCCTTGGGTGCGGCTGTTGCCCTTCGCAACCCTGCCGCCGCAGTGCCTACCGGGATCGCCAGAGGACTGGTGACCCGTGGTGCGCTCTCCTCAATTGAAAGTGCCGCTGTAAAGGGCGCTATCGTGCGAGGCACTGAGATGGCTGCCAAGGGTGCGGCAATCAACTCTATTGCCGTTGTCTCTGGGTCGCTGGGTAGCAACTACGTCGAGGGCTTGGAAAAGTTTGGCGGAGACACCGAAGCGGCTAAAGATTATGCCACCACCAAGACGCTTGCTGAAGTTCCAGCCAACGCTGTCGCTGGTGCATTCATGGCGTTCAATCCATTTGCCAGCCGTTTTGCCAGTCCAACTCTAGCCGCTACGGCAAACGTCGGAACTCAGGCTGTTATTCAGGGTACTGGTGGTGCTACCGGTGCTTACATGGCGGCTAAGTCTGTCGGCGAAGATCCTAAGTTCGGCGAACTCGCACTGGAATTCTTCGGTGAATCGTTGACCGCACCTGTTGATGTTCTTGCAACTCGCTCAGAGATTAAAGCCGATCGAGCCAAAGAGGCTAGAGATAAGGCAATGGATGGCGTCACGGTTGGAGTCGATCGACTCAACCAGATGGTGAACACAGACCGTGGTCTGAGTGTATTTGCCGCAATGTATCAGGATGCAACTCCTGAGGTGAAGACAAAAATTGATGCTGTTGTCGAGGGCGCGGGTCTGACAGACAAGTTCCAGTCTGCGCTAGAAGACAAGAAGACAGTTGAATCAGGGCAAAAGATTGTTGAGCAGAACCAAGCCTTCATTGGTGTGGTTAATCGCTCTCTGTCTGCCGTGACTGACGATGCTTTGGCTGATCTAAAAGCAAGCAATCAGAAGACTGCCGATGCCACCACTGAGGCTCCGGCAACTACTGAGACTCAGCCTCAATCGACCTCGGTCCGTATCACCGATCCGGCTGGAAAGGTGTATGAGGGGACCATGCTGGCTAACGGCATGATTGAAGCAAAGATGCCTGACGGCAGTTCGTTTACTGTTCCCGCTTCTTTCGCCGCCAAGATCGAACCTATTCAGTCTGGAGAAACCAATGCCGCTGAAACCGGGCAAAAGCCAAAGGGTCGTAAAAGCAAACGTGTCGGAACTGATGAGCAAGTTCAAACAGACGGGCAAACTGGGGTCGTCGAAACCGCAGAGCAAACAGGCGGCACAGAAACAGGCGGTGGCGATAGCACTGTCCAAGGCGGGGGCGAAACGCAAGTAGCGGATACCACTGCAAAGGTAGCCAAACAAACCACCCCGAAACCTCGCAAGGGTCGCCGCTCTCGCGGCGCAACAACGGACTTGGAATCAACCTCCAAGAACATTGACGACCTGACCAAGATGGCACAGGAGAAAGCCGCTCGTGGTGAGAGTCTGACAGCGGAGGAAACCTCCGCCATCGAGCAAGCAATTGCCGAGGGCAAAGCCGCTGTAAGCAAGGCTCGTGAGACTGCCGCCAAAGGCGAGGCTCTGGCTAACGAGGCTTTAAGCACGACCACCGATAACAGCACGGCTACTACTGAAGCACCCGGTGCTACTAAAGCCAAGCGTGTCAGCAAGCGCAAACAACAAGGTGTTGTTGGCGACCTGTTGCAAGCCAACCGTGAATTGAAGCAGGAAGAACGTGAGGCAAACAAAGAGACCAACAAGAAGAACCGCCAAGCGGCTAGAAGCGATGCCTCGCTGGACATCCTCGAAGAGGATGTTGTGGCTGGTCGGATCACTGCTGACGAAGCCAAGGCAAAAATTGCCGATGCAAAGAAGGCAAAGCAAATTAACGCTGGTCGTGCGGCTCAACTGACGTCCAAGGTTGAGCAGGCTGTTCGCACCCGTGAGGAAAACAAAGCCAACGAGCAAGCCAAGGCTGAGTCTGGTGGCTCTGAAGCCCTCACAAACCGCATCAGTCAGGAACTGAACCGGATTGAGGCTGAGAAGCAAGATGCCCAGATGAAGGCTAAGAACAAACGACCAAGCCGTGGCGCGGTCAAGAAGGAAGTTCTTACCGAGGAAATCGGAGCGGTCAACAAGTACGTCAATGACTCAATCGTTCGAGTAACGGAGGGGATCTCATCAGATGTATCGGCAAGTTTCTTGGAAAAATCTGCTTTGGCGTTGGGTAGCCTTGCCAAACAACTTGAGACCAGAGCCTCAGAGATTGCGCCGAACACATCGATTGGTATTTGGGTGAAGTCTTCGCTGAACAATCTAGCGCGAGATGTCCGTGCGGCAGAGGGCTTGGTCAAAAAGGCTCAGTCTGAGCAGACTGGCAAGTCTCGTGAGCAAGCGCAGAAGGCAGTTGACCGGATCATCGACAACGCTCGTAAAGTTCTGGGGCGCGGCAACGAGACCATCACTCGCATCGAGAACCGTGACAACGCAACCGAACTGGATGAGGCTCAATTCACCCCAGAGGAAGTGGTTGAGTCTGGCACTAAGACTGGCAGACCCAAGGGGTCGAAGGACGTTCTGTCCAACTTTGCCGGTAAGCCGTTTGCTGAGTTTGGATTAGATGAGTTCACGGACACGAAAGACCCTGAAGTCTTTTTGTCCGGCGGCGGACTTGGATTCCTGTCAAAGGACAAGTGGTTCCGGTCACTGGATGCCGCACTACGGAAGGCGTCGAAGAACAAGGACGTTGAACTACGCCAAAACATTCTGGATTCCATCAAGGATTCGGAACTTCAAGCCTATGAGGCTTGGAAGGAAGGCAAGAGCAAGCGTCTAAACCTGTTGCGCCAAGCGACTAAGGACAAGTCCATCAAGCAAGAGCAACTGAAAGCCTTGCTGAACGACCCGGACTTTGTGTTCTCCGGTTATGTCTTCAATGACTACCCCAACCTAGCCCTGTTTGAGCGTCCGTTGGAGTATCTGCGCCAGCGCAACCCTGACGTTGATACCAGCAACGCCATGTACAGGGCAATCCTGCGCTTGGGCGGTGGTGTCGCTGACAGTTCGAACGTCTGGTTTGAATCCATCTTTACCGCTATCAGCAACCGACCAGACCTAGAGGGTCAGATTTTGAGCCGGTTGTCGAATGACGAGGTCGCTCGATATAAGCAGTGGTCAGAGCGTCAAGACCGGGCAATGGACTTGGCTCAACGGATGCGCCAGCGTGGTGCTGAATACAAGCGATACATCGACATCATCGATGAGTACGGCGCAGACGCTGAAGGTGTTGAGATTTCTTACGAGCAGTTGCTCGGAGTTATTGGCGACATCGAGCGTTCTGGTGGTGACACAGCCAACCTGTTTAGCCGAGGTGCTGGCACGGGTGGCGGCGGTATGTCCGTGGCTTCTGTCTACGCAATGGTCAAGCAATTGACTAAGGGCTGGACCAACGCCCCCAACATCGAGGTGGTAAACGCTGAGATTGACTTGCCCCAATCCATTAAGGATCGGTTGGCTAAAGACATCGAGCGCAACCCCGATGGCGTTGCTCAAGGTTACTTCGACCAAGAGACCGGCACGGTGTACCTCTTTGCCGACAATATGTTCTCTGGCGCGGACGTTGAGTTCACCCTGTTCCATGAGACCTACGGTCACTACGGCTTGCGTGGCATTCTTGGCGACAAACTCAACGCATTCCTGAACAGAGCCTATGCCACAAGTAATCGTGTGCGTGAGGCTACCAAGGCTTGGCTGGACGAAAACCGTCCTGACAACGCTGGCAAGGAATGGGACGCAGAAAACCGACTGCTGGCTATTGAGGAGGGTCTATCTAACCTCAACGCACAGGGTCAGGAACTGGGTCTGTTCAAACAAGTGCTGGTCATGATTCGGGACTTTGCCGAGTCTATGGGCTGGGACAGCATTGTTGAGTATCTCGACAATGTCTCTGAGGTCGAGGTCGCATCGGTGCTGGCAGATGCACGTCAGTATGCAAAAGACGGCAACCCATTCACCTTCAGCACCACTGGCACTGCCCTCTTCCTACGCGCAGGACACTTGAGCCAAGCCAACTTCGACGAGTTCGTACTGAACAATAGCGTTCAGGACTCAGGCTTTGGTGACTCCGTCTACTCTGGCGGCGTCTACTTCTATCGTGATACAAACCTTGGTCAGGGTTACCTGATGCGGGTGAATCTCGGCTCTGCCGGTCTCGTGCCTCGTCGTGGGAATCCAAAGTCTATAAACCAGCACATCGAGGATGCAATCGACAGCGGCGGAAGTGCTGGAGTTTTGGAGGCACCTCAGGCAAACGCTGTTCTTGAGATTGTGGAAGAGACAAAGCGTCTTGCTTATGCCGCCCGTCTGGAAAAACTGGACGATTTAAGCCCAATCCTGAAGAAGGTTGCCAGCGAGTACGAGAGCCGCATGGAAGCCGAGATGGAAGTTGCCGAGAACGATGGCGATATGGACGCTGTCAGTGCATACGCAGAGGCTATTTCCAAGGCTCGTGAGATTGCCAACTGGAAGATCAACCAAGTTGGCGATCCTGTGAAGTATGTGGTGGAGATTGATGACAAGGTTGTCTCCGACAACTTTGCCCAGTGGGACGGGAAGATTTCTGATGGTCCCAAGTCCGTCCAGCAATTCTTTGCCGACAGACCATACATCAAGTCTGTGCTGAAACTTGCCGCAGAAGACCCGAACTTTGCCGCAAATATCCGCTCATCTGGTAACCGCACTGCCCTCGATCCAAACAACCCAACATTCGCTTGGGCGTATGACGCTTTGGTTGAGTACAAACGAGCCAATATGTTTGGCAACAGCCGTGGCAATCAGTCGGATGTCAATGCCGCCAAACTAGATGTGGCAAGCGAGATGTCTGAGGGTGGGGTCAAAGGTAGTTTCCACTGGGAGACTCAACGCTCGAAAGATGAAGATCCAAATCTGGTCGTATACGACCCGAAGATGATCCGCATCGTCAAGAAAGAGCCGTCGCCCAAGAGTCCTGCTCTTTACTCGCGCAAACAGCAGTCACGTCCGGTGGAAGTTGTCGCCAAGAAAGGTGACAAGACCCACGGTCTGGCTGTGTACGACCCGATCCTCCAAGAGTGGACTATCTTCACCAATCCAAACGCCGACATCCGAACTGGCAAGCACAACGTGCAATACGCCAAGAAGATTGACGACGTGATGAATGTCTTGAAGACCGTCCCGGGTGTGCAAATCACATCGATGAAGGCTTATCCGGGCAGGACTCCTGCCTCGCCTCAGGTCATGGTTGCAACGCAACAGAACCAGAGCGCATTCAAGAAGATGATCCAGCGCAAGATTGACGACATCGTCATCTACACGCAGAACCAGTACCTCCCGATCAAGCGTTATGTGGATAACCTTCGTGCAAACGAGCGGCTTTCTGACGACGCCAATGTCTGGCAGAAACTGATCCTGTATCACGGTCGTGCTGGCGCAAAACTGGACAACTTCAACAACGAGTACGTTAAGCCCATCACAGAACTTGCCAAGGCAGTTGCCAAGGCTGGTGGTTCTCTGAAGGAAATTGACGACTACTTGTACGCACGTCACGCCATTGTTCGTAACGAGATCCTGCGTCAGCGGAACTCGAAGAAGGACTCCGGTATGTCTGATGCGGAAGCCAACCAGATCCTGACGGACGTGCAGAACAAGCCGTATGGCATGGAGTTGGAGCAGATCGGTCGACTGATTGACGCGATGGCGGAAGCCAAGCCCCAGTTGATGTTTGATGCTGGCTTGATTTCTCAAGCCCAGCGTGACGCTCTTGCCAAGATGAAGCACTACGTCAACCTGTCTGGTCTGGATGCGCTGGAGGATCAGGACATCCCCAACTTTGGCAGACGCTTTAACTTGCGTGGGTCTGAGATCAAAGCCGCAACCGGACGTACAAGCCGCGCAACCAACGTGCTGGCTCGGACGATTGCAGACTTTGAGGCGAAGATCATTCGAGCAGAGAAGAACCGAGTTGCTGAATCAGTCCTCAAGATGATTGAGGAAAACCCTGATCCCAACTTTGCCGTGGTTCAGCCGCTCAAGCGCAAGGCAGTTCTCGACAAGAACGGGAACGTGGCTTATGTCGGCGACCCAATGTGGGACCAGAAGAACGGTGCGCTGGTTGTTAAACGCAACGGTCAGGACGTGAAGATTGAATTCATGGACAAATCCCAGAATTCATTCGCTGACGCTATTGGCGGTCTCTACAACCAAGGCGAGATGTCTTGGATCATCAAAGCGGCAATGCGCTGGAATCACTTTGCCTCTGCGCTGGTGACCGTGTATGCACCTGACTGGGTGGTGGTCAACGGTATGCGAGATATGCAGACCGCTTTCTACAACTCTCGTGCTGACTTCGGTAACGAACGAGCCATCAAGATGTTCACCGAAACCAAGAACTCTTGGAAAGGTGCGCTGAAGTTCCTGACCGGGGCTGGCAATCAGAACGATGTGTACGTCAAGTACTACAACGAACTGCGTGAAGCAGGCGGTCTGACCCACTTCCTGAACATGGACACCGTTGGCGATGTGTCAGCCCAGATGGAGAAGGCAATTGCCAAGGTAGCCAAGGCACAAGGTGCGTCCGGCATCTTGTCTAAGGCTGGCGGCATGACGATCGATGGGATCGGTGCAGTATTCCGTGGTCTTGAGACGTTCAACAAGACGATTGAAGCCGCGCCTCGCCTAGCCGCCTACAAGGTACTGCGTGAAAACGGGTTCTCCAAGGACCAAGCCGCCCAGTATGCCAAGGAGTTGACGGTCAACTTCAACATGAAGGGCAAGCAACAGGGTATCTCTGCCGCTTACCTGTTCTTCAACCCCGCTGTGCAGGGTACTGAGCGCATCTACCGTGCGTTCAAGAATCCCGCTACTCGCCAGATGGCTATGAAGACTGCCGGTAGCCTCATGGTCTTGGGCTTTGCCGCTACCGCATACTCGCTTGCCGCAGGCGGCGAGGATGAGGACGGCGTTCCGAAGATCAAAAAGCAACCAGAGTACAAGCGTCATACCTCGATTGTTCTGCCGATCCCGGGCGCGGAAGAAACCATGCTGTCTATCCCGTTGCCCTATGGCTGGAACTTCTTCTACGCCGCTGGCGTGGAGTTGGCTAACACGGTGCTGATGAACAAGTCGACAGCAGATGCTGGCTTGTCCGCCATCAAGGCTTTCCTTGGTGCTTACTCTGTGTTTGGCGGGGATGACTCCTCCACCTTCTTTGGCTGGATGGGTAAGAACGTCACCCCCACCCTTGGGAAGCCAGTGGTCCAGTGGATGATGAACGAAAACCGGTTTGGTTCTCCGATTTACAAGGAGTCCCCGGGGTTCATTCCAAACAAGCCGCCAGCATCCGAGCAGTACTTCGAGTCCACCTCGTACTTCTCCCGGTTTATCACTCGGAAGATCCACGAGATGGCTGGTGGTACGCAGACTTTGCCAGCAGAGAACAAGATGTTCGACATCAACCCAGCATTGCTGGACCACTTGTTCAGGTCTTATGTGCCGGGTCTGCCGAGCGACGCTTTCAAGGCAATGGACGTTGGTTACCGCAAGTCTCTTGGGTACGAAGTTCCACCCAAGGCAATGCCGCTGATTGGAAGGCTCACCTCTACAACGCCGGAAGGCTACGACATTGGTGCGTTGCGGAAACTCAGTGAGTATGTGGAGACCCGCTACTCAGCCCTCAAGGACATGAGCGATGCCGACCAAGAGAAATACCGTGCAAGGTTCCCCAATCTGGCGGATATGCATGGAGTCGTCGAGCAGTGGAGGAAGTTCTCCATGAGTGAGCGGGAGTCCATCAAGAATGCCCGGGCTGACAAGAGCATTCCTGAGGACGTGCTGATCAAGGCTATCAACGAGTCGAAAGCCAGAGAGCGGAAGTATGCCGCTCAGTTGGTCAAACGAGCCGTCGAACTAGGTTACGACGACAAGTTCTGATCGAACCGATTGGCGATCTGATTGACGAGCGCCAGAACTTCTCGGAGTTCTGGTGGCTCGTTGATCGACTCCCAGTCAAACTTGTTCAGGTACTCACGCGCTTGCAAAGCAAGCCGACGAGGTTCACCAACCTCAGACTGATACCTTGTGGATAACTCGAAGTAGGCTTGTTCCAACTCTTCGCATTGTTGCTTCATCTTTCCCATGACTTTTCCTTGTGCTGTATTTGTACACAAACAGTACTGTTTTTAACTCAAAACAACTGCACATCAAATGCGGTACTCGATGGTAAGTTGTTGATTTAACTGCTAGTTACTTAACACTACTCAATGCTACAAATACCACTGTTAATCCGTAGGTCCCTGGTTCGAGCCCAGGTCGGGGAGCCAATAAAATCAAGGGGTTAGGCTATGCCTAGCCCCTTTTGCTTTTAGGCACTGTGTCGTATTTGTACACAAGCCTCTGACTCCGGCTCGAAAACCCGGTCGATTGCACTGGAAGCCTTGGCTAAATGGTCGACTGATAGGTGAGCGTAGCGTCTCACCATCCTCGCATCCTGCCACGCACCCAGTTCCTGTATCTTGTCCAAGCCCTCGCCGCTCTGGCGCATCAGACTTGCCCAAGTGTGCCGGAGGTCATGCCACTTGAAGTTGTCGATTCCAGCCCTATCCAAGACCTTCTTCCACATCTTCGACGGAACCTCCCGTACAGGCTTTCCATCGGGTTTCACAAAGACCCTTACATCATCCTTACCGACCCACGGTCGCAACGCTTGCAAGGCTGTCTCGTTGATTGGGATGGTCAATGCCATTCCGTTCTTCATGACAACCCCGGGAAACGTCATCTGGCGCCTTCCAAAGTCCACCTGTTGCCAAGTCAGATCCTTGATGTTGCCCAGACGTAGCCCAGTTGCTACCGCCAGCATCGCCATCGAACGGTAGGGTTCTTCCATCGCAGACAGAAGTCGCTGGACTTCCGCCGGAGACAGGAACCTCACCCTCTCATTGCGCTCTGGCAAGCATCGGAACAGGGGCGCTTGATCTAGCCACTGATACTCACGGGCGGCGGCATTGATAACCGCTCTGAGTAGGGCAATCTTTCGATTGACCGTGGCGGGAGCAATAGGCTTCCCATTCCTTTGCCGAGGTCTGCCAATCTCCTCGTCTCGAATCAACCGGACAACGTCCGCATTGATCTCGTCTAGGAACTTGACCTTGCGAGCCTTGAACTTTGCAGTCCACCACTCACCCCTCTTCACATCTTCGTGATGTGTACGCTTGTGTTCATGGTCATTGAGCCACCGCTTGAGGGTTTCATCCCACGTCCTGCGGACAGACTCTTTCAGGAACTTGCCCCTCCAGACCTGCGCCTTCAGTTCGTCGTGAAACTCCTGCGCTTGCCTCTCATCGCCGGTATTACAAGACCCGCGATAGACCTGACCCTTGACGCCGAAGTTGTACCACCACGTCTTTCCCCGCTTGTAGATAGCCATAACCACTCCTTTCTGCTACCTACCATCGAGTACCGCTTAGATATTATAAGTTATGTGCAGCACTCATACAAGTAGGCATGATTTAACTCTCAGGCTTGCGCCCGTACCCGTTCTCTACGAAGGCAACCTCTGCAATCAGGAGTCTTATCCGCTCCCGTTGATGCTCAATCTTCTCTTCAAGCATGGCAACCTTCACCCTCAAGTCGTTTCGTTCCTTCATCAACGCATCCCACTCCACTGCGTTCACCATGATCTGATTCATGCTCACCTCTCAGAATGTTTATGAAGTCTCTGCCCTTCTTCTTGGCTCGATATCGTGCGGCAATTTCTGCACGAGTCATGACCTCCCGCTTGGCGTCTCTTCCTCGCCCGATCTTGTAAACCTTTAGGGCATCCCTGCCCCACGAATCCTTTTCCCACATAGCAATGTGCGCGGCTTTCGCACGGTACATCTCACGGGTGTACTGAAGGACGGTGACGTAGTGCAGTCCTGTCAGTTCCGCCAATTCCATACAGGTGTAGGTTCCCTCGTTCATGTACTTGACCAACTGAGCAAAACTAAGAGCATTCACCTTGATGATGCGACGCTTCTTCTCCTTAGTGCTTTGGACAATCACGCTTACCTTTCCCGCTGTACACCCGGTCAACTGTCTCGACCATATAGGTGATCAGCAATTTTTTGTCAGTGTTCAGTTTCCTGCCAGCCATCGCATAGAAAGCGGCCAGAGCCGGGATCACGTCGTTGTAATCCGCCCCAGCAAGGGCGTAGTCAATCCTGTCAATCAGTTCCTCGTATGGAACCGTGTTAGGTTTTGGTGCAGGTGCTTTTGAGTTCATTGATCATCCGTCTCTTCTCTTCTAGGTATCTGTGTTTTAAGGTCTGATCTGAAAACCAAAGCCCAGCACACACAAGTTCCAGTTGTTCTGATGGCGGTCTAGTCTGGAGAGCCTCCCGCTTGCCAGCCTCCCTCCCTCTGGCGAACTCAGCATCAAGTAACCCTTGTTGCGGAGCGGAAAAATGAAGTGCGAGAAGCGCACCCAGACTAGACCAGAACAGCGCGACGATTACCGTGCGTATTGCCATCTGACGATAGTCGCCAAATCAGGTGGGGAAAACGTGTCTGGCTTGAGGATCTTTCCATCCTCTCGCCTGATCACTTCGTACTCAAAGCCAGCGCCATCACAGGATGGGCATGGCTTCTCAGCCAAACCAATGTCAGTTGACTCGGACACCGAGCCAATCCCATCGCAGGTCGAACACGAGCGCTTCACAAACTTGCTCATGTTTGATCGCTGGACTTCATCCCATAACTGCTGTGGTCGAAGACCAAGGCTATGCATCATGCCAACCGTGACGTAGATCAGATCAAGGCAAGCGTCTGCTATCTCCGCAACATGATCCGGATAGTCTTTGTGATCATCGTCACCGCCGTTGATCGCTGGCTGATAGGTCAACTTGTACCAAGCCTCCAGAAGTTCTTGGTACTCCTCCGCAATCAAACGCTTGTACAACTGAACATTCTGGAACGACGGCGTCTGACCACAAACCCGCATGAACTTTTTCTGGTCTTCGAAAACACTCATGCAGTTACCGCCTGTTCTGGAGCCGAGACCTTCTTGCGGTTCTTGGACCCAAGCGGTCTGCCCCGACGCTTCGGCACGGGCTTACTCATGAACTCTTGAAGTCGTGCAGAGTACCAAGCCAACTTACCTGCATCTTCACCCGGCTTGCTTTTAGAAACCAGCCGGTGGTTGTACTTGATGATCTGACCACGGAGGTAACCCCGAAACTCTTCGGGGGACAGCACGTCCTCCATGTAGTCAATGCACTCAATCTTGCCGCTGGTGTAGTGCGGCGGATGATTCACCATGTCTACTTTTTTCATCCCCTAATCCCATCCAAAGTGTTGAACAAACGATCCAAGTACTCCTGATCCAACTCTGATTCGCCATTGATCCACGCCCGAATATGAGACTCAACGTGCCGAAGCAAACTGATCTCGTGGGAGGATCTCCTAAACGCTTCTGAAAGCAACGACCTATCCCTCAACAACCGTCGAACAAAGTCCCTTTGTTCAAAAGTCATCGTCTCTATAAAAGTCAATTCCAAGGTCTCTGAGGTCATCGTCATAACTCCCTGAACTCCAGCCCAACTCTTCTTTCTCTCGCCTCTGAGACTTGGGTATCTCTACTGAAGCCTTTTTTGCCACCTTCTTTGGCTTTGGGGCTTGTCTACGGGCAATGATTGAAGGGTCGACCTTCGGTTCTTTCTTCTCTACTGGTTTAGGTTTCGGTTTCTCATGCACTCCCAACATGGTTTCAATGGTTCGATATGTCGTCTTGCAGACGGGGCAGAATCGCTTGCGCTTAACTACCTCGTCTCCAACAATCCGACTGTCAATGACATCTAACTTCGCTTTCGCTGTGCATCGACACCTCATTCAAAAGCCTTCCCTGTGTTAATTGACTTGCAAGATTCGCTAGTGCATGACCCATCAGCATCGCCGGGGTTAACCCACTATCAGAATCTTGGTCGCAACTAACCGTCATCTCCACGCCACCATTCGTGTCACTGAGCGTGACTTGCACTGTCGCCATGTTCTTGTCCTTTTTCTTGTTGGCTTGAGCCGTATTGATTGCGAATGAATCCTTCGAGATCGTCTCGATGGAATCTCCATGAGCGCCCAACCTTGGCGGCTGGGATTCGCTTGTGTCGGGCGAGGTATCGCACCGACTCAACTGTCATGCCCAAGAAAGTGGCGGCTTGATCAATTGGTATCATCATTTTTCACTTCTCCTTTTTCGAACTGGAACTGACCGCAGAAGGGTGCAACCTCACAGAAGTTTTCACATCTGCGGTAGCCACCTTTGCGCTCTTCGATTACATAACCCTTGGCTGGCTCACCAAGTTCCTCTTTGGTTTGGGCAACTTTCGTTGCCCGTTTGCCACCCTCTTTGATCAGGGCGTAAGTTGTCCCGGCATACCACCGCTCTTCATCAGAGCATGGAACAAACTCGCCACGATCAGCCTTCTGATGCATTGCAATCCGCTCTTCCACATAGGCTTTGGTCTGGTCTAGTGACCAAACCGGAACATCAATAACCTTCACGTTTGTCTGTGGATAGTCAGGATTCCGGGCGGCATCACTCCTGCGCCAGTCCCTAAAGATCGCAATGATCTGAAGGTGATCTACCTCGTATCCATTCTCATGGGCGAGAAAGCGCAGGACATTAAGTTGACGTTCCCAGTCTTCTGAGCCGTCAGCCTTAAATACTGTTGTGACCTTCCAGTCTTGAAGAGTCTTGTCGCCAAGGTGAAGCCGGTCAAACTGACCGCTTAACTCCCAGCCATTGACCTTTGCGTACAAGCGTTCTTCAACAAGGGCTGATGTACCAGCCCTTTCCAATACCGTGTGAACAGCCTGACCAAGCAGAGACCAAACACGCTCAGACACATCCTCAACAACCGCAGACTTGTACTGCTTGTACAAGGCTCTGCGTTGCGGAGCATCGATCAGTTTGGTTACGCTGATGTCACCGCCGCCCACATACGCATCGTTGCGTACAGCGGCAACGAATGCGTCAGGCAGTCCGTGAAGATTGGTGAGGTTCATTAGAAGTCCACACCTTCGTCCAAGTCAGAGCGACGGGGTTCTTCGGAACGAGCGGCTGGAGCCGAACGTGCCACCGGGCGTGAGCCGCCTTGCGGTTGGTAAGGATCACCAACTGAGCCACGCTCATAGGTCATGCCAGACTTTGCCTTTGCACCCCACAAACCACCCTCCAACTTCAGACCACGAGGCAGGAAGGTACCATCACGCAGGGTGATGTCCTCGTTCACCTCGATGACGACGTTGCGGTTGGGGGCTTTGTCAGACTTGCGCTTGGTGTTTTCGAAAACTGCGATGCTGATTGCGGGAATGTTGCTCATGCTGGTTCTTTCTCCGTGGTTTGTTTGGTTGCTTTTTGCTTGATTACTTCTTGCAGTCTTGTGGTGATCTCTGCCGTCTTTTCAAGACCGACTTGCTCCAAGGTGTCGACCCCGTACTTTTTTGCGATGACGAGTTCACTGACTCCGGCTTGTTCCGCCAAGGCGCGAATTGTTTTCAACTCCGTATCACCAAGGCTTTTAGCCGCAGTAGCACTGCTCGTACTTGTAGACGAAGATTTTCCAGCCGTCTTTGACGAAACAGTCTCCTTTGGTTTGCTATCGGCTTTAACAGGTCGCGGCGTTTCAACTGCATCGTCATCTCCTACGGGAACGTCTTCTCCTTGATAGATGTACAGCCCAAGTCCATGCAGGGCAATGGCTTTAGCCAAGCACCGTTGCATAGCGGTGTTCAATTCAAAGGCGTTGGGGTTTGGGATTGGTTGGTTGCGATGGTTCATCACGGGCAGTTGCGCCGTGCGTTCCATCCCAAAGGCTTTGACCACGCAGAAAACCATCGCGGTATCTCCGACCTGACAGTAAGGCTTACTGTCCCAGAATAGATACCACCACGATGCTTGTGGGTCTTCCTTCAGCAGGTAATGCACCGCCCAAGCCCAAGACAGGTACGAGAGACCGTTCTTGGACTCGATGTGGTCGGCGCAGTCGATAGCGGATAGCCGCTCAAACGATGAGGGTTCTACCCCCGATTGCTGGATGTTCTCCATAGGCTCCTTTCGATATGTGTAGCGAACACAGACCGAGTATATGAGCCTTGCATAGAGTTGTCAACATCAGTGCTGATATTTTGATAATTTCACTGAGGTGCAGTAAGCACCGCCACGATCCTGCCTGTTGGGAGGCTCAGTCCGGAGCCAGACAGATCGCCCTTGTCGATGATCATCAGGTCTCCCTTGCGAACGCTCGGTGACATCACATCATTCATCGCCCTGACAAACTCAAGCGAATCTAGGTCAGATACGGTAATGCGCGTTGCCAGTGCGCTCTCAGATGGGATCATCTTTGAGAACCGATCGGACACATCCGCAACGTCAACCTTGAGAAGTTTGCAGAACTTCACTACCGCCTCAAAGTTCAGGGGTATCCTCCCGTTCAGGTATTGAGAGATGGCGGTCTGGTTGCTGAAGCCCAGAGCCTTCGCCGCCTTGACTTGTGTGAGATGCAACTCGTCCTTCTTCGCATCCCACAACTCGCGAAGTCTTTCACGTTCCGCCCTTTCCTCGGCGGTAAGGTCTCGTCTTGAAACCATAACTCCTATCTCCTTTTTACAAGTCGTACTTGCTCAACATTATTAGCAGTGCTACACTTCTTCACTAGCAGTGAAAATTCCACCGGTTCGCTACCCGGAAGCCAGACAAGGAGTGAAGAAATGAAGCAAAAAGTACATATATGCAGTATTTCACATATGTATACGGAAAGCAATGCTATTGTGTTTAATTCGCCACAGACAGAAACTGTGACCGAAGGTTGGCACGAAAGTTGCAAATATAATATATATTATAAGTATTACTTATTTATAGAAATTTACATAGTAAATTTCTTAAAGAGTATATATAAATTATATAAAGAATATTTAAGG